TGACGGGAAGCAACATTATTATTATCCGGATTTCTATCTACCAGATTATGACTGTATTATTGAAATAAAACCACTTGACAGGATAACTGATTTGGTGCATACTAAAAATCACGCAGGCGCAATGTAATATAATTTCTTGTTAGTAACTGAAGAAGAACTAAACAATCTGTCTGAATTTTTCAAATATCTTAAGGAGTAATCCATGAATATCTTTGTGATTGAGCAATGTCCCATAATATCAGCAATGGGTCTGGTAGATAAGCATGTAACTAAAATGTGCGTTGAATCGGCACAATTGCTTTCAACTGCTCATCGCGTTCTTGATGGCGTAGAAGTGACTAACATATCTCCTACTGGACGTAAGAAAAAAGAGTGGAAATTCAATGATGTTCGTGATGAGTTACTTTACGCTAATACTCACATCAATCATCCTAGTGCTATTTGGGCGCGAGCAACTAGTGAAAACTATTTGTGGTTGTATAATCATTTTGTGGCTCTTGGTGCAGAGTATACTCATCGCTACGGGAAACAACATCTGTCCTGCATTAAACTTGAATCTATCCTCAAATCACCACCATCTAATATACCCTTTGCACCTATAACTTTGATGCCATCTTGCATGGATGATAAGTATAAGGTCGGAGACGATCCGATAGAGAATTATCGCAACTATTACGCTGTAGGCAAGGCAAGTCTGCATCAGTGGTCTAATCGTCTCCCTCCACTGTGGATGCAGGGTGAAGTCGTTATTGTTCCTCGTGATGACGATACTGAAAGCAGCAGGATAGTGTACACAATTAAAAGGTAAAATATGCTAAAGAAATTTATAAAATGGTTAACGATGGAAGATGTTCTGTCAGGGAAAGTAGTACCTGAAACCCAACTTGAATCCCCAATGCCTCCGGTAAAGGCTCCACGTAAGCCTAAAGCGGCTCCCCTAGAGTTAACACCCAAGGAGCTTGCAACATCAAAGGGTGAGCCTTATATTGCCATCCTTAGTGTAGACCTTGATCCTTCCGATATTAATAATGGGTCGTTTGATCTTGATTGGAATGACAAGTTCATAATCAATCTGATCAAACAGGGATACAAATACAGCAAGAACGATACAGATCAAATGATCGTTGATCGTTGGTTTCAAACCGTATGTCGTAATATCGCTCTTGAAGTATATGAACAAGAAATTGCCGATCCAGACAAGCGCGATGATGTTCGCATTATTCAGCAGCGTGATTTGGGCGGTGGGTTCACCGAAGTAAGTTAAATCAATAAAGGAAAAAATATTTAATGATTAAAAATGCACTTTCTCGTCCTGAAGCACAAATGATTTTAAAGAAAGCTACGGTTGATCCATTTAAAGGAACCGTATTAGAAGGCTACAAAGCGATAGGACCAAAACAAAAGGGCGGATATGGAGAATACGTCATTTCTGATATGCTCAAAACGGATTATGGTTTTACTGTAGAAAAACCACAAAATGCAAGCCATGACCGGATTGTTCAAGGCCATAAAACTGAAATGAAGTTTTCTGTTGCGCTTACGGACCATGGAACTGGCGGATGTAAGGAAGACAGTTTCATATTTAATCATATTGCTATCTCTAAGGATTGGGATAGGATTATATTTTGCGGAATCAATTTGGAATTAGACAACTCGCATGTTGTTTGGATGTCCAAAGAAGATTTTATTGGCGCTCGTGATTCAGGAGAACTTCAAAAATATTTTACTCCCCAGCAAGGTGGTAAAAATGGCGGAAATGATGATTATATGCTCAATGGAGTTGAAACCTTTAAGCAGTTTTTAAATTCTGGATTGGCCAGAGATATCTCAACATGGTAAACTTTGATCTAAGACAAGGCGATTGCTTAGATATTCTAAAGACTTTAGACGAAGATTCGGTTGATTTGCTCCTTGTTGATCTTCCGTATGGAACTACTGCCTGTAAGTGGGATAGCGTATTGCCTCTTGATGAATTGTGGAAAGAATACTACCGAGTCTGTAAAAAGTCTGCAGCGATGGTATTCACCGCTGCACAGCCATTTACCACTACACTGATAGCTTCCAATCTCAAGCACTTCAAGTATGAGTGGATTTGGGAGAAGCCGCAGGGAACAAATCCTATGTGTGCTAAGTCTATGCCTCTTAAATCACATGAAAACATTGTTGTGTTTTGTAGGCAGAAAACGATATACAATCCACAAATGACACAGGGAACACCATACAAAGGATTTTCCAGCGATAGCTCTAAGATTGGTGAGGTATACGGCAGCGCCAATTCTGTGCATAGAGATAACCCTGATGGAACACGTTACCCCAAAACGGTCTTGCGTTTTAAACAGGAAAAGGGATTTCATCCCACTCAAAAGCCAGTTGCTCTTATGGAATACCTAATCAACACCTACAGCAATCCGAACGATGTTGTTTTGGACAATACTATGGGTTCCGGAACAACCGGAGTTGCTTGTAAAAATCTTGGAAGAAGCTTCATCGGGATAGAGAAGGAAGAAAAGTATTTTGAGATTGCAAAATCTCGTATTTTTCCGCCGCCCGTCCTCAACTCTGAATTGTTTGATGAAAGTTCAACGTAAATCTTGACATATAAGCATATTATGTGTATAATGTTTGTATATTAATGAAGGAATCATATGAACTACGCCCTGATCGATACTGCCAATACTTTTTTCCGTGCGCGACATGTCGCTTCTAAAAGTCATGACACGTGGGAAAAAATTGGCATGGCAATGCACCTTACGTTATCTTCGGTAAATCAGATGGTGCGTAAATTTGGTATTGATCATGTGATTTTTTGTCTTGAAGGACGTTCTTGGCGTAAGGAATTCTACAAGCCATATAAGGCTAACCGCTCGGTTGATCCTAAAACGCTGACTCAAGCCCAAATTGAAGAAGACAAAATGTTCTGGGAAACCTACGAACATTTTGTAACTTTTCTTCGTGAAAAGACTAATGCATCTGTTCTTCGTTGCTCAACCGCCGAAGCAGATGATTTGATTGCAAGATTCATTCATTTACATCCTCATGACCAGCATTTTATTATCTCTTCTGACACTGATTTTGTTCAATTGATCAGTGAAAACGTCCATCAATATAATGGTGTTGCTGGGCAGTTGATCAAACTTGATGGGTATTACGATGATCGTGATCGTCCGGTAAAGGACAAAAAAACCAAGGAACATAAGTTGCTTGAGGACCCTGAGTATCTTCTGTTTAAGAAGTGTATCAGGGGAGATGCTACTGACAATGTGTTCAGTGCTTATCCCGGCGTTCGCGAGAAAGGAACTAAAAATTCTGTTGGTATCAAAGAGGCGTTTGATGATCGGACCAAACAGGGGTTCAACTGGAATAACTTGATGCTGCAAAAGTGGGTAGATCACAATGATGTTGAACACCGAGTCAAAGATGATTATGAACGCAATCGCACTCTGATTGACCTGACTGCGCAACCACAAGAAATTAAAGATGCAGTTGATGATATCATTCGTTCAGAAATCAGGACCACAATAACTCCTCAAGTTGGAATTCACTTGATGAAATTTTGTGGAAAGTATGAACTTAATAAAATTTCAGAATCCGCAGACATTTATGCAAAATGGCTGAATTCTCCGTATAAGGGGGTGCTTCATGGGTGATTATGAACTCAATAAATGTGTTTGCGGTAAAACTCCCATTTTGTGCGAGCCTAACTATGCAGATGACAGTGATACTATGGTAGTGTGCGAGTATTGTGACCGGCACACAGATGGTTTCATTTTCGGAGAGTATAGAGAGGGGTCTGAACTGGCAGTTGAAGCATGGAATCGCGGGGAGATTAATCAATATCATGACTAATTGGGTTAAAATGTCTGACTGGTTGAACGATTTCCAAAGTGGAAACAGAGGTTTTCGTCCGGGAATGGAAGTTAAACTTGTTACTAGTGTCCGACAACAAGGCAAGTCTGTAATTATGGACATACAATCCGACACGTTTACTGATTGGGAGCATGTTTTACGTCCACATTACGTAGAAATGTATAATGAATCTGATCAACTACAGTGGTACAGATATCCTAAGAAGCCAAATATGAGCGTCATATATGAAGCTACCACAGTTGTTCGTCAGAATTCTGATGGCTCATTTGAGTACACCAAGAATCGCGCTGGCACTGGTATAAGAGTCCTTAATGAAGAGGAAGAAAAGGAATTTCTGTTTATCATTCTGAAAGCAAAACCTATGCATCTTGGGGCAAAATTTACATGACCGGATTAGTAGCAAAACCAATCATCAAGAACCAATTCTGGATTGTCACGGACGGAGAAAAGAAAGTTGGCAACATTGAAGCCAATAATGCTGGTTACGGTGTACAGCTTAATGGTAACTTCCTTCAGTTTGATAATGCAAACGAATTGAAGAAGACGACTCAAATTCGGTTTGAGCCACTTAAGTCAAATAATACCAAAGTGGCAATGCCATATCCACAGTATCCGACGCCACCAAAGATTTATAATTCTATCTTTGATGTTCAGCGTGGGCTTCATTTATTTACTACTTCTAAAAAGAGCAAATGTCTGCATGCCGCAGGATGGTTTGCGATAAATCAAAATGATGTTAAACAAGTAGTTTTTTGTCCAAAATATATATTCATTCAACGCTATTCTTATGATGGTCCATACAAAACCCAAGAAGAAGCACAGAGCATGATAAATACTCAATGAACCATATTCACATCAAAAAATTTATAGATAAATTAGCAGTCATGGAGACAAAACAATCACGAGATGTTGTTTTATCTGCTGCTGATGCTCGTGGATTACGCGATGAGATTTCAAAATTATTGTCAGATTTGTATGAGTTGAGTAATGCAAGGACGAACGAAAAATTAAATGAAGTGATACAGGTAGAAATTAAAGGCGGTTCGTTTAAATGAGCAGAACACAACCAAAAATTTTATTGGAACATGTAGATAAAAAAACATATAAAAATGATCAGATCGTAGAAGCTGCCGGAATATGGGCTGTATTTTATGATGATCAGCCCATCAATCTCAAATCGTCACATTATCTTGCAAACGATGCTGCTCCGAAATACAAGAAAACCAGTTTTTCTAATCCCGGACATGCTCGTAATTTATGTCGCAAATTAAATGCACAGTTTCATACTGATAAGTTTACTGTTGTTTTCCTAAATTCTGGTCGCACCGTATATCCAGATGACTTATCATAAAACTAAGAAAGAGATAACAGAAAAAATCCTTTCAGAATTTTCTGATGTTGAAGAAAATATCTGGGGTGAGTTACCAATTGATAAGCTCATATTTCGTTGGTGGACTACGGGTAGAGGTGGAAGTGGTCTCAGGCTGTCAGAAGAAGGTATGAGAGCCTTTGAAATTGCTAAAATAGCCCACTATGAATTTCCTTTGGGCGACCTTGATAGAAAAATATGGGATTCTTTTATAAAAGATTTAACAAAAAAGCTTGACTGTCCCTACTATCTTGGTGTATACAGAGAAGGTGATAGTAAGGGTCCCTATATCAGAATATATGACCATAAGATCGCAATGATGTTGACACTCTACGGAAATCTGAAAGAATATTTAGAATCTCGTAAGTAACTTGTGTTTTTGTGTAGCATCATAATATAAATATGACCGTGGGTTTTCCACTACAACCAAAAGGGAAAGTAAAATGAGTAATTACTCAAATGCATCATATTTGACCAAAACTCCTATGGTAATCAAGGTTTCCAGAGTAGCAGGTCTAATTATTGTAAGTTTGTGCTTGGCAACACTGTACAACGTTTTAGGTCTATAAGGAAGTTAGATATGTTTCCATATACAGAAGAAGAATGGGAATATATTTCTAAAGTCAAAATCATGAGTTTGTAACAATCTAACTGGGACAAAATTTTTAATATTCCAGCAACGATTGCCCGAAGGAAACTTCGGGCATTTTGTTGTTGACAGGATATATAAATGTGGGTATAAGTAAAGCATTCAACGGAGAAGTGTCATGAAGAAGGAAGTAATTCAATTTCAGGCGGGTCGTCCCAAAACTCGTGCACACCATGTGTTGTACGGTGATACTCCGTTTAAGCCTAAAATCGTTGAAAACAAGACGCGCTACAAGCGTAAGCCTAAACATCCGAAAGGGGATTGGTAACATGAAAGATAAAATCATCAAATTTAAAATTTTGATCCTCGGGGCAGCACTTATTGCCGCAATTATTTCGTGTTACGTTATATACAAATATGTCATATACAAACCGTTGATTAATGATCATATTCCAAAACAAATTGATAAGTGCAGTGATCAAACAGTAGTTGCCGTGGTTTATTCTCTTCGCACAGACCCGCAATCATGGACATCTGATTCATATAATTTGAGTTATGGAAATGCCGTTAAGATATGGGTGGCAAACGAAGATTATGGGCTTAATATCGGTCTTGGCAGTGATATATCCAATGGTGCGAAATATGATATGTCTGATGAATGCCGCGCTTTGTTGTATTCTGCAACGCAGGATTGGCGCACAAATTACGTCACCACAAAATTGAAGGAAGAGTAACATGCCCTACGGCATTGAAGACGCTATTCAAGATGAAATTGTGCTGCTTGATGATCTGATTATATGGGCAACCAAAAATGATAAGATTTTTTTGGAAAAAATTTACACCGTCAAGCGCCAAAGTCTAAATCATATTATTGAACGAATGAAAGGATATGATTTTAAGCTGTCTGTTAATAATGACGGAAAGGTGTTTGTTGGTGGATCAAAATCTGACCGAAAAACTCTTGAAGAAGAATATCCTGCTTTGAAAAAAGTAGCAGAAGAATATGATATTATAAAAAATCTCGTAAAAAGCAGTTGACAGCCGGGTCATACAAAGCTATGCATTGCTCATAGGTTCTAATAAAGGATTTCAAAATGGGTTCTTATCGCAATAACTATGCTCGCAAGGTCGCTGATACTGCTCGCTTCAACACTCGCGAAGCGTTTGCTGCTGCATGTGCTGCTCAGCGCGTTAACGGTGACTATCTCAAGCTTTCCGAAACCGATCATCAAGGTGATCGGGTGCGTATCGCCAATAAGCATCTTACTCGCGATTTTATTGACAGTAAGTTTGACATTCGCGAAGAAGACCGTGCGCAAGCCGAAAACGTGATTCTCCATTTTCAGGGGCTGACTTTCAAAATTCTTCAAGGCAAGGTCCTCAGTGATTTTGAGACTAAGGCCATGGAATGCGCAACTTGCGAAGAAGTTGGTGTTTTTGAACTCGCTGTGATTTCTTCACTTCCTTCTTGTTACATTCGCGCCAAGGCTCGTCAAGACACTGATTCTCGTCTTCGTGACACTGACGGTTATATCGGTAACGTTGGTGATAAGGTTGATATTTACGATTTTGAAATTGTGCGCTGCCGCTATTCTGAAAATTGGAACACCTACTTTGTTACGGGTATCACACCCGATAATAAGGCGGTGTTCTTTTCCTACCGCAACAATATTGATGTTGGGGCCATCGTCAACCTGTCTGGTAAGGTCAAGGCACACAAAGAAAATCAGACACAACTTAATTATGTAAAGGGCATTTGATGTGACCTTCGGAGCACGTAATGCCTTCATTAAAGAGATATGCAATGCTGGCATTGGTGACTCCGAGAAGACATATATGAAATGGGAGCCAATAATTGCTTGGCTCCCTATTAAAATTAAAAATAGATACGTTTGGCTTAAAAAAATCTACCGTAGAACAATTTATTATAGGTTTAATGAGGAAGGCGTTCTGGAATATGAATATGGTGATTTGTTTACTATATTAGAGAAGGGAACAGAAAATGAATGATACACGAAGGGTTTATGCATGGGCAGTTGTAGTCGCGGACGCTATTTTTATGCTTATGTCGGGCGGCTGTATCGCATATGATTATATTCATTCTGTTCGCTGGGATACTGTGCTACTGAATATCATTATGTTCGGTTTGTGGACATACTGGCTCATTCAAGATACCAAAAAGCTGCGGCAGAGACACCTTATGTATATGTCAGATCAGGCATTTGACAATCTGAAGGATTGGTTGCTTGATAATAAATGTGATTGGAAGAAAGTTGGTATCAGTAACACGTATATCAACAACTTCCTCGTGCCTGCTGCCGGTCTGTATCTTGTAGATTGGACAAGTCGTCAGTTTGCAATCGTTGATAAGAAACGATATGTAGAATTTTCGTTGAGGTATCTATGACTTGTGTTTGGACACTGAAAAAACAGGGGGTTCGCTTCACCTACCAACCTTCAGTTAAAACCTTTTTTTGGGTTGACGAAAAGTTTTACACTGCTAATAAAGAAGAGATTCTTGAATGGGCTGAGCGATATAACTGTGAGGTTCCTTCAAAAACTTATGGTTGGGTAACTTGTCCCGATGACGATGTTGCATTGCTTTTTAGGATGATGTGGTCGTGACTGCTGAATATCTCGTTAGATTCAGTGCCAATCGACTTGTGGTGCGGGAATGGTGTGTCAAGAATTTTCCAACTGATGGGTTATCTTTTTATAGCGGATGGGATAACGATAGAGGAAGAAAAATGTGGCGATGGAGATTTAATCTACAGGACAAGAACGAACTACTCCTGAACAGAGAAGCAGATGCCGCATGGTTTCTGTTGAGGTGGTCATGAAACTTTATTTTAAAGATACCAATCTATCCTATGGACAGATAAGTGATTTAATGAAAACTCATATCGGTCCTTCTGGTCCTGATACGTGGGAAAATGGGACTGAAATAGGATTTGAAACGGGAATGAGTGGTGCTGGATATATTGAAATTTATGATGATAATCATCCCCATCTACCGTTTGTGGTCTTGAAATGGTGAATAACGTGGAAGCAAAAATATATACCATGTCATCAGATTTGTGGGTTGAGATTGACAAACATTATGACGAAACGGGACTAAAGCCTGTCGAATTCACTGATGAATGTATTTATGCGGATTTCGGTCTTCAGTATACATCTCACATTACGTTTGCATATAACTACAAAATTACTGACGAAGAAAAATTTACTTTGTTTTTATTGAGGTGGCTATGATGGGAAAATATTATATTTCATTAGAGGACTTTGATGCTCTTGGAGACTGGTTAGACGAAAATAGAAAGAAATCACGATCTTCTTTCTTAGAGTACCAGACAGTCGATAGGTGGTTGCGGATTAAAGCTGGAATATCGGCATTGTCATCCAATTCAGAAGATGATAAGGGCTATCCTTATGAAATCATTGATGAACATAAATTGACGGTATTTTTGTTGAAATATCTATGATTAGGCTGTTCATGAGAGAAACTAAAATGCGTTACGGAGAGATCAGTGGCTTGCTGAATCGTTCGCTTGGCCCTGCTGGTCCTGACACGTGGCAAATTACTAGCGCATATGTTGAAGATATGGGATTTGCTAGTTTTGTTGAAATTTATGACATTGATAATCCTAATGTTACTTTTGTAGTTTTGAATTGGTCATAATAGTGTTTTTTTAATTATCACCACGATCATAGTGATTATCACTATAAGACAATTCGTTGGCAACGTAAATTTTCATTTTTCCCGAGAAAATCCTATCGCAGCAACAACTCTCTATGGTTTAAATGGGGATATAAAGCGATAGATAACTATTCTTATGGGAATTCAAGATCGTTTTGGATTTCCGAACAAGAATATATGTGGATGTTACTCAAGCAGGATTGACATTTGTGGCATATTGGTGTAGAGTCCAATTTACTAAGGAGACATTACATGAGTGCAAGTTGGATTAAACTACTAAATCAGTCAGAGTCGCGTCTCCACAAAGAGGATGTTATCAGACAAGCATATGAAGCTGCTATTCTTGGAAATGTAATTTCCGATAGGTTTCTTATTGGTCTTCGTGTATGTTACAACCCATTTCTGACCTTTGGAATCAAGCAGATTCCAGAGTCGGCGGGCATTGCTAATGCTGAGAATCCTTGGGAAGAACTTTCCAATTTGTTTGTCAAACTGACGCAACGCGAATTGACTGGCCATGCCGCACGTGATGCCATTCAGGATATGATGTGGCGGTTTGCCAGCGATGAATGGAATGACTTTATCGCCCCTATCCTTCGGCGCGACATGCGTTCTGGAATCAGTGAGAAGACCATCAATAAGATTGTCAAAAATACAAAATATGAAGTTCCAACTTTTGGTTGCCAACTTGCCACCAACTGCGAAGATCGTCCCGAAATGCGTGGTATTAAGAGACTTGAACCAAAGTTGGATGGCGTTCGTGTGCTGATGATCATTGACAACAACGGTGGCATGACTAGCAGTGTGGCTTCGTTTAGTCGCAACGGCAAAATTTTTGAAAATTTTCCACACATAGAACATCAATTACTGAATAAGGTTGAACATATCCTGAAATATCTTGGGAAAGAATTTTCTTCTGGTATTGTGTTTGATGGTGAAGTGGTGGGAAATTCCTTTCAGGAATTGATGCGTCAGGCTCGTCGTAAGACTGATGTCCAGAACGACGATAGTGTATTCCATATCTTTGATATTCTTCCTCTTGATGATTTCAAGCGGGGATACTGGAATGCTCAACTCGTTAAGCGTATTCACTTTCTAAACAAGCTGAGTCCAATTATTGATAATTTGCAAAATGTAGAGCTTCTTCCTCACATTATGGTAGACCTTGATAATTCTACCGGCGTTGCTGAGTTTAATAAGTATTGCAATGACATGGTTGAGGCAGGCTTCGAAGGCGCAATGATCAAAGAACTTGATGCACCCTACGAATGCAAGCGCAATAAGTTCTGGTTAAAGTATAAGCCAACCATCACGGTTGATTTGCAAGTTATTGGTGTTGAAGCTGGCACTGGACGCAACAAAGGGCGTTTGGGTGCACTTATCTGTAATGGTGTTGATAATGATAAGGAAATTACCGTTAACGTTGGTAGTGGGTTTAGCGATTCGGAGCGTGATAGCCTTTGGGCTGACAGAGAATTGGTGATTGGTAGCACGGCTGAGATTCTCGCAGATGCTGTAACTCAGAACAAGGATGGGACTTACTCACTGCGGTTTCCACGTTTTGTTCGTTTTAGGGATGATAAGTGATGAGCGAAGATACACCCTCCAAAGAAGAACAAATCTTGGAATTATTCAATTGGCTTGAAGAACGTGCAGCAGCACTAGGTGGATGCTCTGACGGAAACTGTGTCATTCACAAACCAAAAGGTATGCACACTAACGGTGGATGCAAATGTGCATATGATAGAAACAAAATTAACATATACACTCAATATGTTGCATATTTTCGCAGCAAAGTTCGTAAAATACGGGATGAAAACTAATGATAAATGCTATGTTTGGTCGCGTTACTAAGATGAAGACTGAGTTTAGACTTGCAAGGCGCGGCAGCAATTATTATCTGCAATATCGTCATATTGAACAGAAGTTCAAGAAGAAATGGTTTTGGCAGAAACCCGAGGTTGACGAACTCATCAAAGGCGATTGGATCACTACAGACACTGCTATATTGGAGAATTTTTAAACATGAATATATATGATATGAATGAAGAACACGATATCCAGCGGTGCGAACTGTGTGGTATTATTGAAAGCACTCGTCCCTATGGTCTTAATCATGAGGAAATCTGCCTTGAATGTGCAAAGATGGATGAAGCCGTTACCATAATCCGTATGAAGGAATGTATTTATATTTCGGACACTGATCAGTAATGTATAGCGATGACGATGATGGTCCTAAGATAGCAGACTTCATGTGGATTGTTGGGAAAACTTGCGTTTTCCCAGATGGTGATAGCATTGAAGTTATCCAAATTAAACGCAGAGAGACTGGACCATGGGTGACTTTCCACATTAAACAAGGGCCGGGTATTCCCCGTAAGCTTTTGCTCTCACTGGAAGAGTTTAACTCTGCCTATGGACATCTGTTCAAACGTGATTAATTTGGCTAAATAGATAAATGTTAAATATCAAAAAAATATTCAGTTTTGCAACTCTTACTTTATTTGTTGCACTCATTTTAAGTAGTATTTCTGCGTGGTATTCCATTCTAGGACTGACCGCTATTTTTTCTGCTGCGGTCGTTCCAATTATGATTATGGGCTGCTCACTTGAATTTGCAAAAGTAGTTACTACAGTCTGGCTGCACAAATACTGGAGTCGTGCCGGATGGAAACTTAAATTATATCTTGTTCCTGCGGTTATTGCGTTAATGCTAATAACATCAATGGGCACATACGGCTATCTTTCAAAGGCACACAGTGATCAATCTCTTGTTAGCGGTGATGTTCAAGCAAAGATTGCATTATACGATCAAAAAATTCAGATAGCAAAAGACAGTATTGATGCTGACCGCAAAGCACTTCAGCAGATGGATTCTGCTGTTGATCAAGTTATGGGACGTTCAAATGATGTCAAGGGTGCTCAACAATCTGTAAATATTCGTAAAGCACAAGCCTCCGAAAGAAATAGACTTAATCAAGAAATAATGACACGACAGGCTACTATTAGTAAACTTAATGAAGATGCTGCTCCTACCAGAGCGCAAGTTCGCAAGGTTGAGGCAGAAGTTGGTCCTATTAAATATATTGCTGCATTGATTTACGGTGATAATCCAGATAACAACCTGTTAGAACGTGCTGTTCGTTGGGTAATTATTATTATTGTTCTTGTGTTTGATCCTCTTGCTCTTATGCTCGTTTTGGCTGCACAAAGTAGTTATAAGTGGCTTGAAGAAGACCTCAAGGAAGAAGAAGAGAAGAAAAAGTCTACTGACAATTCTTATTGTGCAGAAAAGGGAGACCTGTTTTGTATCCATGACCATCCATGTGCAGTAACAGAAATACTTGACAGTGCTTCCGAAGAAAATGATGTTCCCAAAGAACAACTTGATGAAAAAATTGACGTTGTAATTGATGATTCGGTTGAACGTCAATTACAAGAATATATACCAGAACAGGCAACATCAAATGTGCGTGAAATGGTTGAGGGTGATATCAATTTTGCTCCTGAGCCTCACTCTCCGGAAGAAAAATCACATATTGAAACCGAAGGTGTAACAATTCATGAAATGGAGCATGGATATATTGAGCACGAAGGTAAGCAAATCAGCAAAACGGCATTCTTGAGCCAGCATCCTCATGTTTTCGCAGCAACACCAGATAATGAAAAAACTGGTCCAAATTTTGGCACATCATTTCCTGTATTTGCTGCAAAGGGAGATGTTTTTGTGAGAGTTGATACTCTTCCAAACCGCGTCTACAAGTTTGATGGCAGCAGATGGATGGAAATTAATAAGGATATATCTGATTCTTATCTGTATGATGAGGAATATTTAAGACACTTGGTATCCAAACTGGAATCAGGAGAATATGATGTTGAACTTTTGTCTGAGAACGAAAGATCGCAAATAGAAGATTATCTTCAAAGTATAAGTAATGTGAGTAACTAACATGTCCGATAAGAAACTACACACCTGCTCATTTTGCGGTAACCACAAGGATCAGGTAACCAAATTAATAGTTGGCGAAGATGTCGCTATTTGTAGCGAATGCGTTGATTTGTGCAATCAACTTATCGTAAAGGAAAAGATAATAGAACCCGAGGCTAATCAACAGAATCCAAAGTTTGATGCATATGCCATCAAGGAACATTTGGACAAATATGTTATTGGACAGAGTGCTGCAAAAGAAGTTCTTGCTGTAGCAATTTCTAATCATTACAAAAGAATCAATCATCCACCTAAAAATTTAGAAATTCAAAAAGGGAATGTGTTGCTCGTTGGACCGACAGGTTCAGGAAAAACTTTGCTTGCAAAATCAGTTGCCAAATACCTTAATGTCCCATTCGTAGTGGCTGATGCAACTAACTTAACCGAAGCAGGATACGTTGGTGAAGACGTTGAATCCATGATCGGATTGCTTCTTGCAAATGCCGATTATGATGTTAGCCTTGCAGAAAGAGGGATTGTGTTTATTGATGAAGTAGACAAAATTGCCAGAAAAAGTGAAAGTGCCAGTATTACGCGAGATGTGTCCGGAGAAGGTGTGCAGCAAGCATTGCTTAAGTTAGTAGAAGGCACTAAATGTCGCGTGAGTCCAGCGGGCAAGCGTAAGCACCCACAAGGTGAATTTATTGAGGTTGACACAAAAAACATACTGTTCATTGCGGGCGGTGCTTTTGTTGGATTAGAGGAAATAATTCGCAACAGAACTGGAGTGTCAGCCATTGGATTTGGATCAGTGGTGCGATCCAAAAACGATCCAATTGATTTGAAAAAAATAACACCAGAAGATTTGACACGTTTTGGAATGATTCCAGAATTTATCGGGCGTTTTACAACCACAATTGCGCTTGAAGAACTTACCTTGACAGAATTGATTAAAATTCTAACCGAAATCAAAAACAGTTTCATTCAGCAGTATCAATATCTTTTTGAAATTGACGAGATAAAACTTACCTTTACTGATGACGCCATTCATAAAATTGCTCAAAACTGTATTGATTTAAAGACGGGCGCGCGGGGATTACATACTGAAATTGAACGAGTGCTGATGTGTCATATGTTTCACATTAATCGTTACAAAGAAAATGATATAGTGGAACTGATCATTGACGTTGATCAAATTGATAAACCAGAACCTTTAATTTAAGATTGACATTTTCATCACACATCATTATTCTAACGTTAGAAAGGATTTTGTAAATGTCTGAACAGCCAATTATGCATGAACGTGCAAATGGTACCAAGTATTGGTATTTAAATGGAAAAATTCATCGCGAAGATGGACCTGCGGTCGTCATCGCGGCTGGCGACAATTATTGGTATCTGAATGGTAAACTCCATCGCGAAGATGGACCTGCTATTGAACGTGCGGATGGTTCCAAGTTCTGGTATCTAAATGACAAACGCCATCGCGAAGATGGACCTGCTATTGAATATGCAAATGGCACCAAGCACTGGTTTCTGAATGATCAACGCCATCGCGAAGATGGACCTGCTATTGAACGTGCAGATGGTACTAAATATTGGTATCTGAATAATATGGAAATAGACCAACTTGTTTTCTGGGTTACCACTAAAGAACGTCAAAAAGAATGTTTTTGACACAAAATACTTGATTTTTTTACGCAATAGTGTATGATAAATATTATTGTAGATGCTTATACAGGTCTACAATAATAGTCTTGCTATAAAGGAGATAAAACATGACTAAATTAACTACTAACGGTAACCTAACACTTCGCGCCCTTGACATTCCGTCACTGCATCGTTTCTCGGTAGGGTTTGATAACGTCTTTGACGAATTAATGCGAGTAAATTCCCAACAAGCATCTGGTCCAAATTATCCACCATACAATATTGTAAAATATGATGATGATAATTTTACCATTGAACTTGCGGTTGCAGGTTTCAATGATGGTGATATTAATATCACGCTTGAAAAAAACATTCTTACTATTGCGGGTGAACAAACACAAACGCTTGATGAACTTGATAAGGAAGTTGAGTATTTACATCGTGGCATTTCTGCGCGCAGTTTTACTCGCAACTTTACTCTTGCGGATCATGTGGAAGTTGCCAAGGCATATTCAGAAAATGGCATCCTAAAGATTGAACTCGTTCGGAACGTTCCCGAGGAATCTAAGCCAAAAAAGATTGACATTTCATACAAAAAGTAATATAGGTAGAACTAATGCTTGCGGGTAATGGTGCCCGCAAGCATCCAAACAAGGATTAATTATATAATGGCAAATGCAGAACCAACCAATAAGATCAAGCCTAACTTGGCTTTGAAGGAACCCTCAATGTTTCGGGTTATTTACATGAATGATGACTTTACTCCAATGGAGTTTGTGGTTAGTTCGCTGATTGAATACTTCAATTATAATGACGATACGGCAACCAAGATTACGGTTGACGTTCATGAACAGGGAAGTGCCGTTGTCGCCGTTCTTCCCTACGAGATTGCTGAGCAGCGTGGGATTGAAGTAACTCTTGATGCACGTGCACGTGGATTTCCGCTTCAGATCAAGGTTGAAGCAGACGATTAATTTATACTGATATAGTGATCCTTTTAGCCCAATATGGCTTTTGGTGTAAATATGGGTTGTTGATATAGTTGATTTCTTCAATACAGGTATCAACCATTTTTTCATAAGTCCCAAATGCCCAGTGCGTTACTTTATTTTCAGTATCATTTGCTAAAGTAACGCACATTGGGGTCTGATCATCCGAAATGATTGGGCGTTCTCCAAAGTATAGTTCTTCGCGTGGGACTGCATTTGACATTATAATAACTTTTGTTATATCCATGTGCTTTTGCAGTTTTCCCAATGAATTATACAGATAGTTAAAATCGTCATGTCTGGATGCAGTTTCAAACAAATTTTCCATGGTAAAGGTATCACCCACCGTGCTCCACCCATTTATTCCTATAACTGCAATGCCATCAATGACTGCCACATTTTGATGAAGGAAGCATACATTTTTTATATTTTGTAACATTTCAGAAATTTCATCAGTTCTTTCTGTTATTTTATCTGCAGTTTCATATTCTAAATAGCCGGGAACATAAAACACACCTTGGTAAAACCTACTAAGATGTGCCAGTGTTTGAAAAACGGTATTTAGATTAGAACTTATGTTTCCTGCCACAAGGCAATACAAACTTGTTGCTTTGTTTTCCCAATTGAAGCTTTCATCGGGAGAAAGAAAAAGATCGCTAATTAAATCAAAGCCAATTTCTGTTTTCATTTAAATTATTTTGCTACATTTAACTTTGGTTTGCGAGGTGCGCGCACTTTTTTAACTTCTTTTTTTACTTCCTCTATTATGGTGTCAGCATCAGCAGTCACTTCTTCTTCAATTTTAACTGCGGCTTTTTTTGCCTTTGATACGGTAGCCTTTACCACTGGTACAACAGTTTCAATATCAGCGATAGTCTTCTCGGCATCGGTAACAGTCTTCTCTACATTGGCGATGTCCGCTACAACATTTAATGGTGCTATCTCTGCTTCGGAAACGGTTTTTGTTACATCAGCAATGTTGGTTTCTACATCAGAAACTATTGTGGTGGCTTCTGGTTCAATCGTGTTTACTTCATTAATTGCAGTATCAATTGTGCTCTTTCCAAGTTTGGTATATACAAGATATACGCCATATAATGCTACTGCGCTCGTCGCTATAATTAGAAATTCCATACTTTTCTCCTATGTGTTTGGTTTTTCATTATTATTTATGAGATATTAAACATATACACAATAAACCCATAATTTTGTTACAAAAACATCTTGCATTTTATATCAATCTGATATAGAGTTAAACTCTCTCTAACAATAAAAGGAAATTTAATGAGTCTCGTTCCTATCGTTCTTGAACAAACTTCTCGTGGTGAGAGGTCGTATGATATTTTTTCACGACTCCTACGCGATAGAGTAATTATGCTTGATGGCGAAGTCCATGATCATATGGCAAATATCATTGTCGCGCAATTACTCTTTCTTGAGTCTGAAGACCCTAATGCTGACATCTCATTGTATATTAACTCAAATGGTGGATCAGTGACCGCAGGAATGTCCATATACAATACCATGTCTTTCATCAAACCTGATGTATCCACTATCGTTACCGGACAGGCTGCATCAATGGGATCGTTCCTTGCTCAGGCAGGTGCTGCCGGTAAGCGTTATGTTCTTAGTGAAGCACGTACAATGATCCATCGTGTAAGTTCTGGAACTCGTGGAACCAGTGGTTCTGTTCATGTTCAGGAACTTGAGTTTGAAGATGCTCGTCGCCACTTGGAAGAATCAAAGCGCCTCAATGAACGCCTGACTCAGTTGTATGTACAACATAACACTGCTGGAAAGACTTATGAAGAAATGTTTGAGGACATGAAGTTTGATACTTTCCTATCTGCTGAGCAGGCGGTTGAATATGGGCTTGCCGACGAGGTACTCACTAAGCGTCCTTAATATATGTTGACGTGCTTTCATCACTGTAGTATGTAATGGGCATGGAAACCGTATTTGAACATCTCAAAGGTCGTCACCTAAACGTTGATCTTCATCGTCCCATGATTGATGAAGTTGGGCGGGTGGCGACCTTTTATCTGTATGACCTTACTGGCCGTGCAGTCGGCTATCATCAATATCGTCCGGAAGGCGAGAAGAAACTACCCAACGATTTCAAGAGTGGTAAATATTTCACTTGGCGTAAGGGTTACGCTCCATGGGGTGTAGAAAGCCTTTCGCTGACCCCGCATGTGGTTTTTCTTACCGAAGGTATCTTTGACGCGGCCCGTCTGACAGAGCACGGGTATAGCGCACTTGCAACACTTTCTAACGATCCACAGCCAGACTTCAAAAACTGGTTGCATTTTCTTGGTCGTCGTGTTATAGCAGTGTGTGATAATGATAATGCAGGTCGTCGCCTTGCTAAGTTTGGTGATGTTGCCGTGGTCACCAAAGACAAAGACTTAGGTGATGCAGATGATTCTTATGTTGATTGGTTGTTGAAAGAGTATGGTCAGTGAAAACCCTATCCGAACTTGAGCTTATTGCGGGTAATTATAGCATCGTAAAGGATGATGATGGTACTTATGCTATTCACCGTGATGGCGTATCAATTCATGGCGTATGCGATGGAGATGCTGTAATTGCTTGGATGGCTAATTGTTTGTTTAATTATGACTGTCTACTAAGGAAAGTACAAAATGAAACTATGGGATAATGAATCTAATCTTTGGTTGCTGACTCCCGAGGAATTTACCGAAGTTCCTGATGGAATAGTATTGCTTGGTATTAACGATAATACTAAGGTGAAGGGTAAAGACTACATTGACGATCATACCCGAGGAGGATGTCTTGCTTACGGTCTTACGCCAGTCATGGCAGAGTCGCAGGGCTTGATGCCGCAGTTTATTATTTGGAAGCTGAGAAGCTGATGGCTAAAACCATTAACTTTGGAAGGGTGCCCGGAGAAAAAGACCTTGAATGGTTTGCGAAGAACATTGGGCCTCGTACTCATTATACAAAATACAACATCGGTGGCGAGGGGTGGCGCTTTACCCTTTTGTCAGATAACCCATGGTCCAAAAAAGATTGGGTGCTGACAGTTGAAGACGATCAAATGATGACATATTATTTGCTGACTCATTGATTTTTTATGTTGACAGCACATTTTGATACGCCTAAGACAAGTCATCGCAACCGATTAGTCACGGAGATTTCAAATGAACATCGACCTTACGAAGATCAAAGCACGTATCCTTGCTCTCTCAGCAAAGACCATTCAAAATGGGTGCACCGAAGAAGAAGCCATGGCTGCTATCACGATGGTTGGCAAGTTGTTGCAACAGTATAACTTGTCCATGGATGAAGTTGAGCTTCGTGCTGAAAAATGTGCTACTCTCAAGATCGATAGTGGAAGCAAGATGCGTGGAGGTGTTTACTTTGCTGCTTCGGCTATCGGGGCCTTTACTGGCTGCAAAGTTTGGGTTAGTCGTGCCGGAAATCTGACGTATTGCTTCTTTGGTCAAGAAAGTGATCTTTTGATGGCAAAGTATCTTTATGATGTCATCACCTGCGCGATTGATACCGAAACCTCAAAATTCAAAAAGACGCCTGAATATCAAATGTCCCTTTCTAAAAAGGGTGCGACGAGTTCTTTTACCATTGGCATGGGGTCGCGTATCTCTGTTCGTCTCATGCAGATGAAAAAGGAAAATGATGGTGAAGTTGCTGCTGCTCGCGGTGGGAGTAATGCGCTGGTGGTATTGAAGAACCAGATTGTTGCAAATGCCTACGGTGAACTTGCACTCCGCTTGAAGAAAAACTACAATAAGACCTCTATTACCGATGGCACCGCATATCGCAATGGACAGTCTGCTGGTGATCGCGTTAATCTCTCGCGCCCTGTTAATGGGACTGTGGGTAAAGTTTTGCAAATTACTGCTTAATTTTTATAATATGAAGGGAAATTAAAATGCGTACTTTGATTCTTTCTATCGGCTGTCTTCCTGTTTTGATCTATCTCAGATTTTGGATTGGAGTTGCCTACATTGCGCTACATTTCCTCAGTAAATTCTGGTAAAAATTTATAAATTGCCCGTTGACATCAATTCAGAAATTGATATAGTGATTGCATAGTCACTAAGGAGATATGAAAATGCTTCCCAATATCTATCAAGTTGTTCTCGTCAATGTTGCGGGTATGACCATTTATAGTGGTTTTATGGAGGATATTGCATTTGGCATTGCTGAGAACTCTGGCTTTGAATGTAACATTTTGCTTGACGGTAAGTTGATCGCATCATATTCTCCGATTTCTGGTTTTAAAGAATTTACAAATGACTAAAACCTCAACTATGCATATTAGGTCGAACGGAGCCAAGGAATGGTATCTGAATGACAAACGCCATCGCGAAGATGGACCTGCTATTGAATATGCAAATGGTACTAAGAAATGGTATCTGAATGGCAAGGAAGTAGATCAACTGGTTTTCTGGGTTACTACCAAGGAACGAATGAAGGAATATCATAATGTCTAATTATGACACGCGACATGGCGGTCCATGGGATCGAGGCTCCGCAGATAGTTATTATCGCCGGGGATTTACTCCCCACTATTATACTGGTGCCACTGGGTTTGGTAAGAAGATTGAACGGGAAGACATGACTCCCGAGGAAATCGCAGCCTATACTGCTGGTTATGACGATAACAATGATGATGGCGATTTCAAGGACTGGGGATAATATGAGCAACTGGCTTTATCTTGCAGGGAGTGCCTGCTTCGCACTCGGCACTATTCTCAACATGTTGAAGTGATATGCATTACCTTCATCTATTTTTTGCCATTTCCTGTAGCTCGCTTTGCGTGGCGAATATTGTAGCTATCGTATATTACTTTCGCAAGTTTCCGCTCATACTCATTACCAGTGGGTTTGCTGCTGTACTTACTGCGATTGCCACATTAATTAACTGCGTACAACTTTAAAGGAAAGTAATATGGAACTTCTTAATGTATTCGTGTCTAGCAAACGTGCAGTATTCGTCAATGGCACCCGAATCACTAGTCGTGGAACAAAGTGGGGGAATCATTGGCATCTTGACGAATTTACATGCACTGCTGATCAGGTTCGTCAACGCCTTCGTGAACGAGGTCCGGCAAATGGTTATGCTGGTATAGAAATTGATGACGAGTATGCCGCTGAATTTGGAATTTAACAAGGAAGATTGTTGTGATTAAGAACTGTAAAACTATGGAGCAAGCCAAGGCAGAGGCGCGACGTCTTTCCAGCGAAACTGGTGACATTTATTGTTCCATGAAGTGGAAGGGTGAATGGATCATTTATGCACTGGGTTTCAGTCCTATTAAAAATGAAGAAGAGGAAAACGAAAATGCCTAAGTATTTGGTGGAAACTGTTTCTATTTTTCGCATTCGGTATCTCATTGATACTGAGAACCCAGAGTTTGCTCAAGACACCGTGGTAATGAACGAGGCCGAAGAATTCGGTCAGAAGCACATTGATGAAAACATCATCGGGTGTCGTGAAGTTACTGACGATGAGATTCCGAAGTTGTTTTTTGAAGACCACCCATACTTGGAAAATTGGGGTCCTGAAAAGGCATTTGAATATGTTCATAAGGTTGTGACACCAAATGAGTAACTGGCTATATCTTGCCGGGAGTGCATGTTTTGCTCTCGGAACTATCATTAACATGTTTAACAAATAAGGAAATTTAAAATGGGATATTACACGAACTATTCTTTGGATATTGACAAGTCTGCCACTGAATTTACTCCCGTGACTGGAGTAGATGAAAATGGAAATCCAGCCACGGTGTATGTCAAGCGTACAATTGATCTGGATCAAATGCAGCGGGAATTGGCAAATGATTGTGGCTATGAACGTGGCACTCTGTTTGGCGATGGTGTCAAATGGTATGAACATGAAAAAGATATGCGGGAGTTTTCCAAGAAGTATCCTGATGTCTTGTTTATTCTTTCTGGAGAGGGAGAAGATAATGAGGATATCTGGCGCGCATATTTCAAGAATGGAAAGATGCAGAAATGCAAGGCAATCGTTTCCTTTGATCCATTTGATGAAGAAAAACTTATTTAAAGGAATTTAGCATGGGACTCGACATGCAGCTTTATGCTGAACGTTATTTCTGGAATTTTGGCGAAGAGGCCGACAAAGCACTGGCTATTGACATTGCTCAGTTGATTGGTGTTAATAATACTGCAATGCCAATTAAGACCATTCGTCTTGAAGCTGGTCGCTGGAGAAAGGCAAACCACATTCATAAATGGTTTGTTGACAACGTTCAGAATGGAAAGGATGAGTGCCAAGAATGTCCTGTAGCGCGCGGTAACTTGGTCGATCTGCGCGAGGCGTGTCGGGAAGTGCTGTCCGACAATACGAAAGCACCACTCCTGCTTCCTACCACTGATGGGTTTTTCTTTGGCGGAAAAGATTATAATCAATGGTACTTTGCTGATCTTGATGATACCATCAAAATTATTGACAATGCACTTTCTCTTCCCGGTAGCTGGGATTTTACTTACCGATCTTCTTGGTAATTTTTTTTGATGAAGGTGTTTTTCTTGTTGACAGTATCTTTATGCCTCGGTATAAGAGGACACCAAGACGAACAGGAGACTTCAAATGGCTTACATCGTTTACAACATCGCAACGACTCGTATTGAAGAAACTTATGAAAATGAAACCGCTGCAAAGCGGACTCGCACTCGCCTGAACAACAAGGCTGGCGAAGTTAAGTTTGCAATTGCCCCGAGTGATGTCTATTACGCTGGAATTGAGCAGATGGTTGAACGCACGAACCTCATGACTGGCAAGACCTTTATGGAGAGCGTGAACACCCCCTACTACTGCTCGCCCTCGAGTGAGTCTTATTGGAGCGCGTAAACGGCTGGCATTCTTTTTGAAACTATACGCAGATAGATTGGAAATTAACATGTCGGAAGAACTTGAATTGAAGTGGGGAACGATTAAGGGATGGAATCTCAATGAGGGTGGTCCCGTGCATGTTCTTATGGAACAGTATCTCAATGAAGGGTCCTCAATGTCGGCAATGTTTCAACGCGATACTGAAAACCAAAAGCGTCTGATTCTTAAAATCATTGATGCCGTTGATACTGATCAAATCTATCTTGACTGGGATGGAAAGTATGTCAGCAAGGACGAGGCCAAAGAATACGTCTTGAACTACGATAAGGACCGTTAAAATGCATAGCGACGACCAGTTTCCTCCTATTGAAGGTAACACAAATAACTATGGTATCACTCCTGTCTTTCTTATTTGTTTGACAGCGATTGTATTTGGTGTTACTATTGTTCATTGCATTTGAATAAGGATATAAGTTATGGACCTTGACCGCGCAACTCGCATCGTCAATAAGATGGTAAGGGAACGGTTTTCTACCGTTGACAAGGTTCTTGCTGAATTTAACAAGTATCAGGTTGGCGGTGAATGCTCGCATTTCTGGCCAGATGAAAATACTGCATGTAAGATGTTGATTGATAATCTTGAAGGGAACTGATCATGGGTTATTATGTACAAGACGGAATCCGTAACTTCAAACCCGACAACACGGAAAGCGTGTTCTATTTTCCTGCATATGGAGAATACACCTTTACCGAACTCGTTGATGCTGCTAATGAGCATTTTGGTTTGGAACTGACAATTGACGATTATCGTGTTGGTATTGAGTATATCCATACTGAGGCTGTTGGTTATGATCGCTATGACTCGTCTGATTACACCAACTATTTTGTAATCACTCGACGTATTATTAAGTAAAATGGAGATCGATAATGAGCAAACGTAACACATTTCTGTTCGGAGTGGCTGTGGGCGCCTGGCTGAATATTTGGCCAGCCCCTATCCTCCACTATCCGTTTGCAGCGTTTATCTTTGCCTACATCCTGGTATTCTATGCACTGTTCAGTATGACCATGGAGAAACGATGATGACCGATATTGCTCGGCAGGCTCTGGCGGACATTCTTGATGAAATCAAAGACAAGACTGTTAATCATAATCTCATCATGTCAATCTCAAAGGTAAGGCGGATTGCCCATGATGCCCTTGAACATCCCGCATACAAGAGCACGGGGATGAACACCATTGAATACTGGGAAGTCAACGAGTCCTATGACCGGGACATGACTGCTATCGCCAACTTCACCAATGAGGAGGAGGCCAAGAAACTGGCAGGCGGGAGCATGTATCGAGGTGTGTGGAAGAAATCCACCACCATCTTTGACACCGTGGAAGACTATGAGAACAACACTCGGGAAAAACTTCGCGAACGGGCATTGAATAAACTCACTTCCGAAGAAAAAATTGCATTGGGACTTGACCATATCAAATGATGCTGCTATAAGCGGCTATCATCAGCAAGGTGCAGAGACGTATTTGGCATGGGCAAAAGAACATACCTCTGGAATGGAAAATGATTCTTGGTAGGATGGTGATTTGGAAGAGGATTGGTTGCATATGCACGATAGACCAAGAGATTTTTACGGACCAGAAGATTGGGACGGACACACGGACCCGCAAGAGCAAGAAGATGATGTGAAGAAGCGTCAAGCAGCGTGGGATGCCCAACGCGCCATGCTTCCTTGGTGGCGCAAGCTATTCAAATGAACATAGAAGGAGTTTAATAATGTCTGATTTTGAAGTTCATCCTATTGGAACCGCCAGCCGCATTAAGAGAATGGAAGACGGGTTACGTTTTCTTGATGAGGTGATTGATAACAATATTATTCACACCGAGAATCCCATTAATCGGGTTCATTGGAAGGGTGAATGGCTTGAAGGCGCGGCAGCAGACTGCCTAATTCATCACCTTCGCCTAATTCAGAAAGTAGTCAAATTTGCTTTGGAGGAAAATCGGTGACTCTTCTTTCTGGATGGACACTTGATTACACAGAAGAAAAGACCCATGAAGATGGTCCCTATACTTCTTCGGTCTACAAAAACGATCAAAATGATATTCTTGGCGTCACGGTTGATCCAGACGATCCGGACTGGGTTCATTGGTATTTCATTCCATCAGGTGAGGTTTACCCTACCATGAGTGGGAATGATTTAATTGAAACTTTTATGGAAGAATTTGAAGTATAGTGAATTATATAATTCCCGACAACCCATCTAATCAAAAGGATAATCAAATGGATAAAATTGTTAATGTTTTTAGTGAGATTGTGGTCGGCATTTTTGTCATTACTCTTGCCGGTCTAATGTTCGCATTGCCTGTATATTTTCTGTGGAATAGTTGTCTTGTGGATGCTGTATCTGGCCTTCATCAGATTGGATTGTTTCAGGCATGGGGTTTGAACATTCTGTTTGGTGTTCTTTTCAATAAGAGCATTTCGCAAAAGACAGAGGCGTAAAGTTTATTTTCTCTCACTTTTTGGCGAATAAGTATGCATAAGGGATGTGATTAATCACATCCCTATTGCTATTTAATGAGGAATGTTATGAAATTTAGCGTACTATTACCGACGCGTGGTAGAAAAGAATTACTATTAAAATCCATTCAAAGTCTACTTGAACAAGCAGATACCCCTGACCAAATTGAAGTTCTTTTGGGAATGGACAATGATGATACAGATTCAGTAGAGTATGTCAAGTCAGTAATTCTTCCGAGATATTCTAATATTAAGTTATATATGTTTCCATCATATGGTTATGGAAAACTGAATATATATGCCAATTCACTTGCTGCGCTTAGTGTCGGAAACTGGATTATGCTGTGGAATGATGATGCCTTCATTCGGACTCCACATTGGGATACTGTCATTGATAAGTATGATAATCATCCTATGCCACTCTTACGTATGCAGGTAGAAAAAATGAGCCATCCATTTGCATTGTTTCCAATTGTGAAGCGTAAGTGGTTTGAAACTGTTGGAACTCTTAGTTCATATTCACATATTGATCGCTTTATTTACAATGTAAACAGCAATATAGATTGGCAAAATAAGCATCTGTGGGTAGTTGATGTCCCTGTCAATGTATTACATGATCGCTATGACATTACTGGAAACAACAATGACGAGACCTTTCAAAGAGCAATAACAAGCTATAACGAAGGTCAACCCGATAATCCATGTTCAGATGATTACCAGCCATCATTTACTGCAGTGTTAACATCAACGAATAAACTCATTCATTATATCAATACTGAGTTGGGCGGAAACATGCGTTATTTGCCTATTGATACGCTTAAGGAAGTTCAGAAAGTTTCTACACAAAGTCATGGTGCTCATTAATGAGATATGAACTGAGACGGTGGACTGATGAAGCTAAAACAGAATTTGTGGTCAGACAGTGCTCTGATGATTTTAATTCAATTAACGCACAATATGATAGAGCATTATCTGCCACCACAGCGCCACATCTTATTCACATCGTAGATACCGACTCCGAAAAAAAGAGTTGACTTTTCATTCAATATCAAGCATTGTGAATCATCGGAAATTTCCAAAAGGAGTAATAAGATGGATCGCGTTGTTGAAAATGGAAAAGTTGCAGTTCTGATTTCCACGGAATTCGGGACTGGTTGGTTTTCTTGGCACGGAATTGATGACCTTATTTTTGATCCTGTGCTTGTTGAGATGGTTCGCAATGATCGTCGCGATGAAATCAAGTCGTATGTGTCTCGTGCATATCCGGGCGCTGATATTTCTGAATGTGGCATTTCTGATCTGCAAGTAGAAATGGTTCCGGAAGGATCGGTGTTTCGTATTAATGAATGCGGTGGTGCAGAAACTATCGTGTTTTCCGAAGATGATTATTGGATTGAGGTGTAACATGCAAATTGCAATCGCAACGCCAGATGGAAAGGTTAGCCTTTGGTGTGACGTTACTGGTATCAACGAAGATGGTTCAATTGACTTCTATGTTTTCAACGGTGCTTGGAGAGGTAGATACAATAACGGTGAAATCTACGTAGAATATACCAAGGCTACTTATCCTGGTATGCTTGTGTGGGTTGGCAATGCTCCCAGTAACTACAATCATGCTATACCTTGGATTCAGGAACAAATTGACGATCCCGAATATGTAATGATGCGGCCTGATCAGTATGTTGCCCCCGTATTGGAAAAAAATGATGATGAAGAATCGGATGATATTCCGTTTTGATTGAGGAGTTTTATTATGCTTATTTTTTTTAATCTGTTTCTCGCAGCAATTAATACCATTTGTTTTGTATTTTTCACCCTGCCACAGACTCCGACACGGGGTGGAAAAATTGCGGGATTTATTAATGGTTTGGCCGCTGGTTTTTGTTTGTCTACCGCATTCTCTGCTCTGTTACTGCATTAAGCAAAATGAAAATTATTCATGTTAATAGGCAACATGTTGCCATGAATGCCAAAGATGGTGGGAATCGTCCTGTCTATACCATTAAGGATAGCGGCAAAACCCGTTATGCCCTAGAAGTTGTAATTGACGGACCTTCTCGTTTAGTGTATAATAGCACTCATTTGAGTTGTGGTGCTCGTGCTTGGCTTGAAACTGATGCAGAACTTCAACTTATTGATGAAATGACTTTTAAGGAAGCAAGAGAATATGAAAATTGAGTATCATTTACTTCGTAAGGCGTTGCTGCAGGCAATCTTAATAGTAGGTTCTATTTTTTTGGCGATTGCCGCTATTGTCGGTATTATTTTTGCAATCATTTGGTCAGCATTTAATATTGGACCATTGATGATTCCAGTATGGGCTTTTGTCTGTTTTGTTATAGTACTGACTAGTCAGTTTTATTCTGATTACCATAAAGAATTCATGGAGGAACGAAAGAAGATTGTTGATACGTTGCGGCGATAAATCATGACCGAAGATGAAGCACGAAAAAAATGGTGCCCACAGATTCCAAACCGTGAAGCAAGGTGTATTGGCTCAGATTGTGCTGCGTATAGATTCGTTCATGATGAGTTGACAAGTTTCATCGCCAATGGTAAGACAGTAGTAACACCAAGTGAACATGGTTACTGCGGTCTCGCTGGAAAACTTTGAGGATTTTGTAAATGTCTGAACAGCCAATTATGCATGAACGCGACGATGGCAACAAGCGTTGGTATTTAAATGGAAAAATTCATCGCGAAGATGGGCCTGCTATTGAATATGCAAATGGCACCAAGGAATGGTACCTAAATGACAAACGCCATCGCGAAGATGGTCCTGCTGTTGAACGTGCAGATGGTTCCAAGTTCTGGTATCTAAATGGCAAAGAAATAGATCAATTGGTTTTCTGGGTTACTACTAAAGAGCGAATGGAGGAAGTGTCATGACTATGCATCTTCTTGGCCCCGCTTTCTCTACAATTTCCAACAAGAAACAAAAGAAAAAAAACATAAACGTCAATGCTAAGTTTACACAAGAGTTCAATGCTTACAATAAGCAAATGAAACGTCTTGGGCTTAAGACAAAAACTATTGCTGAATATGTTTCGTATCGTCAAGGAAAATCTAAAACCGAACCCAAGATGATCAAAGAACCAATGAAAGCGGCTACATATATTCGTCCGAGTCCAGTTGTCCCATCATCTGGTGATCAAGTAGGACATATTCCTGCTAAACCCGCAATGTCGTATTCCGGTGAACGAAAGCTGATTGGTATTGGGACGATGCACAAGTCCAATTCGATCCCTATTTTTGAACAAAGTGATGCTGAAGATATCGCTAAGATGAGGAGAAATTAATATGAATGCTTTGATTGGTGCAGTAACAGGAAGTATTTTGTTTCTCGTTTTCACGGTTGTTGCCCAGCCCGGAAAATGGATGTTTGTAAATTATTCGGAAGGAACCGCAATTTTCCTTTATTTTGGTGTCGCATTGTTATTTGTGGCAGCAGGAGTAATAGGCGGATTGTTGATTGACCATTCCAATACATGAAACTTCCAGTTAACTACAATAACCTAACTCCTCAGCAACGAAAGGCAGTTAGAGAACAGTATTGCCAACTACAAGACTGGAAGTGCAGTCATTGTAACAATAATTTGATGGAAGATGCAGCCGATTTCATTCAAAAAATGAAAATTAATTTCAGCCTATTTCCGGGTGGAATCGGTTTTCTAAAATTCCCCATTCATTTACATCATGATCACAAAACAGGCTTGACAATAGGTGCTGTTCATAGTAGATGTAATGCTGTGCTTTGGCAATATCATGGAGAGTAATTTGTGGCTAACGCGGCGGAAAAAGAAAATACATTCAGAGCATTAAAGGATGAGCCTATGCTGGCTACACGTTTCTTATGTAGGGTCAATTGGCATCGGTGGACCAAGTATAGTGAACTTCGCAGAGAGCGAAGAACTCCATACGACTATCTTGTTCAATATCGCAACTGTGATTGTTGCGGAATAATTGCACAAAACATCATACATAAGAATTGACATTCACTCAAACCATCCCCATAGTCTCTTTATTGATTTTTAATATAGGTGAAATATGATTCCTGAAGAGCATAAAGCAGCTATCATTACAAGTGGCATTTCTTTCATGCGTTCTATTACGGAATGTTATGGCAGTGAAGATGGTATGAAACTGTGGGATGCTATTATCGATACCATTGATCCTTCGGTAAAGGGCGAAATCTTTTTCGCAATGCTGCGAGGTGATTATCAAAATAGTATCGTTCTCAAAGGCGTCGGACTTAATACTCAAAAAATTCCCGCCATCAAAGAGATTCGTGCCATTTCCGGTCTTGGTCTTCATGAAGCAAAAACTGCCTATGAAGATGCTGAGCGCGGGTATGGTGTTACTATCTCGTGTGACCCTAAGAAAGTTCATGACGCCATTTTTCATCTTCGCGCTGTCGGAATGATTGTATGATGAAATATCACGTTCGCCTTACTTCTGAACAGTGGCATGAAATGTATTATCGTATTCCAGAACACAATCAACATACTGGATTTGATAAGTATTATAACTGTGAGACTGATGAAATCAAATGTTTGAACACTGACGGAACCGATCACTATCTTGTGTTTGAAACTGAAAAAGATGCAATCATGTGGGTTTTGAAGTATCTATGATAGAGGTTCATATTTCTCTGGCAAAATATTTTAGTCTTGCCGATGCAAGCCTTGACACAGATGAATTTGAAAAAAAGTTTAATGCATACCCAAAATTATCACCCAATATTGCCGTAATTATATTGGTGTTTAAAAATGAACAAGATGCAATTTGGTTCCAATTGAGGTATTTATGACAAAACAAATCATACTAAAATACAAACTTGTTCGCCGTGGTGAAAAGTGGTGTGTTCGCGTCAAGGGATTGGTGAATACCACCGATTCATTCGGTTTCTGTCATGAGCGTAATATGAGCTATCACATTAAACAGCACTGGTCTGGTCGGTCCGTTTATGAATGGGATTACGATTTTATCTTTGACAAGGGCTATGAAGCCACTACATTTATTATGGGATATTTGGTATGATTATCTATAAAATTCGCCACAAAGAAACTGGAAAGTTTTTGAAGGGGACTCCTACATATCACAGCTATGATAAGGACGGTCGTATTTTTCCGACTATTGGCAATCTTCGTACCTTTTTAGCCAACATACTAAGATATGATCATACCCGTGGTCATGTTGCGCTTTGGGACATTATTGAGTATGAAATCACTGAAAATAGTGTCAAGGGTGTTCATGAAGTTATCAAGCCCGAGCAACTTATCAACATGTTGAAGAAATAATTATGTCTGAGTGGCAACTTATTGATACTGCACCAAAAGATGGGACAGAAATAATCTGCTGGCCCGGTTTAAGAAAAAACAATTCTTCCGTAATGGGCGCATGGTTGAATACGAGGGGTGGACCATGTTGGTATGATCTTGCGGTAGGACATCACAATGGATATTGGAAACCCACACATTGGATGCCGATGCCCGAGCCTCCCTCTTTGGAAAATAATCATGAATAAACCATATGATTTAAATGGAAGTGCATATAAAGACCTTCCTAACCGTCTTGAAAAACAGGCTCAAAATGTTGAAAAAGACGGGTGGCTTAATGCTGCCCGTCTTATGCGTAATGCTGCCGATGTCCTGCGTGAACTTCACGAGAATAATATTATTAAACTTGACTTGGATGGAGATGATGATGTATAATATACTTTGCCGTATTGGATTTCATAGTTGGGTGATACTTGATAGTGTTGGCATGACCAATCCCTACCGATGCAAAAACTGCGGAAAGAGCACGATGAAATGAACGAAGACAAATACAAAGTTGCACTGGAAAAACTGATTTCAGTTCTTGACCGTTGCCCTCAATTTGAATCTGGGGCAGGTGGAATGTCCATTGAAGCACAGATGCGTAGAACCTTTATCAATCGTGTTCCTGCTATGGCAGTAGAAGATGCACGTAATGTTTTGTTAGGTATTGATGATTATGAGTCCTGAACTTGATCAACATATTAGAGAGAAGTATCCACTTATCTTTCAGAACTCATGTGAAATGAGCATCGGTGATGGCTGGTTTGACATTGTAGACAATGCATGTGGTGGCATTCAAACTCATATTGATTATACTGAACAACTGATTGTAATGGCTATTCATTGGAATAATCAAGTGAACGATCCTGATTTTGATTGGGATGCACACAAAGGCTCTTTTACCAAGAGAGAAGAACGAAAAGTTCCAGAGCCGGTTGAACAAGTTGTTGCCACACAGATCAAAGAAAAATTTGGCAATTTTCGTTTCTATTATCAGGGTGGCGACGATTATATTCGCGGGATCGTCAGTATGGCAGAAGCAATGAGTGCCTTAACATGTGAAGAATGTGGACATCCCGGTAAAAAACGAAATAGAAAACATTGGTTTTTGACACTTTGTGACAAACATGCAGAAGAACAAGGATTTATTCAAGATGAATTTACGAGTACTACTTAAAGCATTAATCCCATCAAAACGAGATATTAAGTTTGCTGGACAAGTTTCACTTTTATGCATAGCCATGATGGTGATCGCACTCCCGGTTATACTTGCTGTAGGGACCGCCTTCCTTGGTATTTGTTACCTTATTACTTTCTTTTTGGGTAGTTATGTCACAAATGTATTCGTATACGTTTTGGGCATATCGTGGTTTTTGTGGATTATGTTCGGTGATACAGTAATGAACAGATACCAAAATAATCTCCAAAAAATTAAGGACAAGTAAATGGCAGAAGATCAAAAATTTATCATGGTTGTGATTAGTGTTGTAGTCTATTTATTCATAGCATTTTCTACAACACTGACAAATGCCGGTGAGGACATTCATCCTCTTATGGGTGTCTGGTGGCCAATTCTTCTTGTTAGAGAATTATGGAAGTCATTTTATAAGCATGTCATCTGTGAAAAGTGGTATTGAATCTGCTTGACAATAGATCGGTTATTTGTTATATTTGTTCTTTAGAAAGGATATAACATGACCCGTATCGCTATCCGACATATGTCGCAGAATATCCTTTGATTTTAGGATGCTTGGATGTTGTTCCATCACGCAACACACCATATATTAGATGAAATGGTAATCCCAATTCTTTACAAGTATGTCTAAGATTCCCAAAACATTCTATTTTTTTGCCTAAAGGATCAACAATAAGTATCCGTCTTGCTCTGGGATTATTTTTTCCAGAGTTATCTTTACCTTTAAAGTTTGCAGATCGTTTCTTCTTAAGTTCATCGGCTTTTTCTTTACCATATAGTTCTTCGTATGATTTACCTTTAAACCTATCTGTAGCAACTTTTCCTTGTGCCGCTTTCACCTCATCTGTGTGAGTTTTTCCGTACATACCGTTGCCCTCCCCTCGCGCGCCACCACCGTCGCCGTATTCTTCTTTAAGATTAGCCCACTCTTTACTTTCTACTACATTCCACAAAGCACTGTAATATAGCCCCCATTCCCTAACTTCTTCGTTAGTTTGACATTCTCGCAGGATTTCCGTAGTGACATCATATCCATGTTTTTTTATATGGTTTTGCCATCTTTTGCCGGAACCTTTATATTTATGTGGGTCTTGTGTAGTTTTTCCGAGGTAATTGAGACCGGTTTTGTTATGGGTCTTCTTGTACAAATAAATAGTCATTGCTGATACTCCTTAACAGTATTAGAGGGGATGGGCATTGCGAGTGCCGCGATCCTCACTTTTATTTATCTTTTTCGTTGACATCAATTAATTTTGATGTTATAATCAATCTATCATTTAACAAAGGAATCATAATTATGAATCAGAAAGGAAAAGGTGTCGGAAGTTTGCGTGTTGCAATTGCTTCCGACCTTTAGCTCCACTTGGAATTTGAAACCATTACTCTTCCAAACACAGAAGGAGCAAAGGTTCTTATCCTTGCAGGTGATATCGTGACTGCATATGCACTTCATGAGAACCCACACCCTATCATTCCTCCAGCAGAACATGTCATCTGGAAGCCAAGTAAAGGCCAACAATTGGCTATGCGTTTTCGTGAATTCTTTAACCATGTAAGTGCTGAATATGAACATGTAGTTTACGTTGCTGGAAATCATGAGTTTTATCATGGTAAATATCCCGATGCATATGACTGGCTTCGTGAAGAAATGAAAAACTATCCAAACATTCATTTTCTTGATCACGATAAAGTTGAAATTGATGGTATCACTTTCCTTGGCGGCACACTTTGGACCGACATGAACAAGCGCGATCCATCTACGCTGCAGTTGATTGAAGGCATGATGAATGACTTTCACATTATTCGTAATAGTCAGCAGAACTACCGAAAGTTTCTTCCTGTGGACGCGGTAGCACATCATGCGTCTACTTTGGGATATATCAGACAGACGGTTGATGCTGATCCGAGCAAGCAATATGTCGTAATAGGACATATGGCTCCTACTCCCTTGAGCATTCATGCAAACTACAAAAACGATTACTATATGAATGGTGGATATCATAGTGATCTGTCTGAATTTATTCTTGATCGTCCTCAGATTACTCATTGGTTCCATGGACATGTTCATAACCCATTTGATTATATGATGGGTGATACTCGTGTTGTGTGTAATCCGCGTGGGTATAAAGGGCACGATCCCAATGCTGATCTGTTTCAATTGAAGTTTTTGGATATTTGATAATTAATATAAAAGGATTTAATTATGCACCAACTCACAGTGTTAATCACTAATCTGTTAAGTTTTGGTTTGGGCTTTATGATCGCTTCCCGTTTCCTTTATGGGAACGCGGTCAAGCAGGTCAGTAAAGATAAGCAGAGACAAATGTTTCCTGTATGTATTGCAGAATATATGGAGGGCAACTATTATCTCTACACAGAAAAGCCTCAAACTTTTTTGTGCCAAGCTCCCACCATTGAAGAGTTGGCCAAGACCCTGAAGAATAACAAGCACATTTCATTGGCTTTTGTCGTATCCAAAGACGTTAAAACTGAAATGTTCTGGTTTGCTGATGGAGAGGCAACTCCTACCTCACCTAACTCCATGTTGCCAAAAATTAATAATTAAGGAAAAAGATGAAGATTAATTTAGGACGATATCCCAGTGGATTCGGTATCCAACGTAAGATAGACATTAATATTGAGAAGTTTGATACATGGAGCTTGGACAACACGCTTGCGCTGATCATTCTCCCTGCACTCATTCAACTTAAGCAATCTAAACATGGTGTTCCAAGCGAATTTGTATCTGCAATTGGCGGAGACATGGATAGAAATTATGTTTTTGATTTCATACACGAGGATGAGCGCGCAGTATTTGATAAAAACTGTGAAAAATGGGAAGAAACGTTTGACAAGATGATTTGGTCATTTCAGCAAATTGTTGATGGTGATTATGATAGTCGTTATCACCATGGTGAATTTGTTCTTCATTGGAAAAAATCTGAGATAGTATATCCTAATCCTATTACAGGAAAGGATGAAGAGACTTATGAAATGGTGGATGAAAATCCAAACGGTCACTGGTATGATTATGTGGGACATAGATTACATGAAGAACGTATCCAAGAAGGGCTTGAATTGTTTGGTCGTTATTTCCGAAGTTTATGGGATTAATTAATGAAGCCTAAATTTATTGATTACTTTATGAAATTTGCTGCACTTACTAGCACACTTAGTTATGCAAAACGATTGAAAGTTGGAGCAGTTATTGTAAAAAATGATACTCAGATTATCGCCACTGGCTATAATGGAATGCCGAGTGGATGGGATAATGACTGTGAGTTTAAAGTTTGGGACAATGGGGCAGGAGGATGGCTTTCTGTTGAAGAGTTTGAATCCCAATATCCATATGAAATGTGGAATGAGCAATCCAGATGTAATGTTAGATATGGATTAAAGACTCGCCCCGAGGTGCTACATGCAGAAAGTAACGCACTTATGAAGGTGGCAAAAAGCACGGAGTCATCCGAAGGTGCTACTTTGTTTTGCACTCATGCACCATGCATTGACTGTGCCAAACTTATCTATCAAGCAGGAATCTCAACAGTATATTACCAAGAACAGTATCGCGACGATGCTGGATTGCGATTTTTGACACAAGGGGGGATTAATGTCCATAAGTATACCGACTGCCCATAGAGCCAACATTACTCTCCCTTACGGACAATTACAGCCCATTGTAGAATGGTGTGAACGTAATTGCACTGGAGACTGGCGGTTTATGGAAAACGTTGAAGATCAATTTAACGGTTTTGATTTTCTATTTGAATCCGAACGTGACTACGTAGCATTTTTAATCTGGAACAAATGATATGAAGTTTTTAATTTTTAATCGTGAATCAAACAACTTTGATGACATCCTACAGGACATCAAGACCAATAAAATTGGTTATAAAATACGGTTTCATAACCATTTGATTGTCGGTTTTGAGAACAACAAAGATGATATGCAGTCACTATTCACACTGAAATATGGCGATGATATGATTAATTTTAGTCATATCATTCCTGATCGCAGTCCCGTTATGAACAAAGATTATATTCCTGTCAAAAAAATGACTAACCGTCGCCGCAAATCTTGACAATAGCGACGTTTTTTGATATAATAATCTTATGAAAATAAACGATTTAATAGAATCCGAACAAATAGGCAAGCCTATTTGCTATGTTGATATGGATGGCGTTCTTGCAGATTTGTATTCTGATGCCGCAGAATTTAGTGATGTGGAACACTATAATGATATGACTAATGATCAATGGGAACGCTTCTTTAAGGATTCAGATGCGTATCATTTGTTTCGCGATGTAAAGCCCTTTTCCACAGCGAACGCACTTATCCAACTCGTGAAGAAATATGCTGGTGGATATACCATTTTAAGCAGCCCTCTAAGATTTGATGAAGGCGGAAGCATCAAAGGTAAGCGTGAATGGCTACAAAAACATGTGATCATCAAGCCTGATAATGTTATTTTTGAGCGCGAAAAATACAAATACGCAGTTCAGCCTGACGGAACACCAAATGTCTTAATTGATGATTGGAAGGGAAATACTATTCCTTGGAGCAATCACGGTGGTGTTGCTATCAAATATCAAGCGGATGAGGATTCTCTGGATAAAGTAACGAATGTGTTACAAAATGTTTTCTGTGATAAATAATAGATATATTTCGGAGATTACAATGACTGATACCAGAGACCTATACAGACTTATCCGCAGCATGGAAGAAAACCATGAGAGTGATACTATTCAGCTTCATGACCGTGTTGATATTGAACTCAATGAAAATTTTGTCATTGAAACGGGAGTAGTGGGCTTTACAGAAGATGGAATCATTCTTCATCTAGATGAAGACGCTGCTGAGTTTCTTGGTTTCCATGGTATTTTGAATGAATCAGAAAATGTTGATGAATACATGAAAATGGGTGCAGACTCCGATGCATCATCTGCCGGTTCATACATGATGGGTGAAGACAGTAATGACAGTCATCCTGCAGAAGGCGCTATTCGTTGGAGAATTCTTCGTCAGCACCCAGAATTAGTTGGTAAGTATGGTCCGGTAAGAATTATGGCAGCAATTGAAGACGTAGCACATGAGGTGGGTGACGTTGAAGAAATTGGAAGTTCAGATGTTAGTGGTTGGGTGAAAGAAGTTGTTCATGCCCTTGAATCTGGTAACTATGATCATTTAGACTCCGATGCTGATAACGATGAACTTAATGAAATTAAAAAACTTGCTCATGGAAAAAATGAAGAAGAGTTGGAAGAAGGCTGGAAGACTTGGGCACTCGGTGGTGCTGCAGCAATTGCAGCAATGCTTGGCATTAGTCACATGGAATATGAAAATGCTATTAAATCTGATCCGCAGTTAGCTAAACTCAATTCGTATTTGGAACGTGCAATTAAAAGCGGCGACGAATATAAAATCAAAGAACTAAAAGATCGTCTACAAAAAACATATGATCATTATTCAACCACTGGCGATGAAATTCGTGACGAAACCGGAAAACCTGTTGATCCCATGTATGAAGCAGAGTATCAAGGACGTAAAGTTACGCTTAATAAGCCAATGGCAGGTGATGTCGCCAAAAGTAAAGTCTATGTTAAAAAGCCAAACGGTAAAGTAGTAAAGGTCAATTTTGGCGATCCAAATATGCGTATAAAGAAAAATAGCCCAGGTCATCGTAAATCATTCAGAGCAAGACATCACTGTGAAAATCCTGGACCTAAATGGAAAGCGCGCTATTGGTCATGCCGTGCTTGGTAAAACAAATCGGTGATTAGTATTCTAACTAAATATTAATATGTCATCCAAATCCAAAAGAAGCAAAACGAGATATGAGGTCATCACTCAGGAAGATTCCAATGGTGACATGATCATACCTGTGCCCATTCCACTTCTAAAATATTTAGGCTGGAAAGAGGGTGATGCCGTTGAAATAGGCATTGATGAGCATGGTGAATTATTTTTAAAAAAGGCAAATTAATGATTGATTCTATTATTATTGATGACGAAGAAATTTATATGACAAATGATGATGGTGATATTAAAGAAGAAGACAAAACAGAACAGAATTCTATTGACTGGAATGTCATTAGCGGTTTGGCAAATAGCATGAGCATTTCAAACAGCATATATAATCACCAGACATCTTATGGTATAAGCAATGGAATTCTTTCTGGAGGTGGGGGCACTGTTTATACTGTTGGAAGTGGCGGTGGATATAGCGGTGGCGTTGGCAGTTCCGCAACATGGGCAAATCATGCAATAACTGCAGCTTCTCCTTATAACAGTCCAATTTGGTCCACACCATCTATTGCGCAAATCGGTTCATCATTAAATGTGTCTGGTGATACAACAATTAATGGAGAACTTACCGTCAAGGGCGTTAAACTATCTGATAGGTTGGACAAAATTGAAGAACGTCTTGGTATTCTGAGACCAAACACTAAGTTAGAAGAACGCTGGGATGAATTAAAAGAACTTGGTGATAGATATCGCGAACTTGAAAAAGAAATTAAAGAAAAAGAAGAAATATGGGATTTGCTAAAAAAGTGATTAAGAATTAATATGTCTAAAGAAGACACAATTAAAGTAGAGGGCGAAATCATTGATGTTTTGCCAAATACTACCTTCAAAGTTAAACTCGAAAATGATATGACTATTTTAGCATATCTTGCCGGTAAGATGCGTCAACATGAGATTCGTATTCTTATGGGTGATAAGGTATCAATTGAAATCAGCGCCTATGATGTTTCAAAAGGACGAATAGTCAGAAGACTGTAAAGATATATTTCAAAACACATTTGTGCATGCTTGAATAAATACAGTATGCGCGAAATAATAAACCTTTTGGAGGCAAAATCAAAGCCTCAAGACATTGAAATCATCCCACTTAACTTCACTGAACGTGAAGTTAATCCTGTTATGGGTAAAGATACGCTTGATCTTCACTATAATAAGTTAGCAAAAGGATATGCACAACGCTACAATGATGGTGAAGGTGATCCTGACTTTAACTATGCTGGTGCATTCCTGCATAATATGTGGTTTCCACAATTTAGAGAAGTCAGAGAAAACAACAAACCAAATGGACCAATGTATACCTTTATAAATAAGCACTTTGGTAATTTTGATAAATTCAAAAATGATTTTCTTGAAGAAGCAATGAAGGTTCAGGGGTCAGGCTGGGTATATCTTGCCTATGACGGCAAAATTAAAACAATCAAAAACCATGAAGTCCGAGACGATATACTGCTTCTTGTTGACTGGTGGGAACACGCATTTTTATTAGATTATGGGTCAGATAAGAAGAAATATCTCAAAGAACTTTGGAAGATTATCAACTGGAATGTGATGTCAACAAGGCTTGGAAAGTCTTGGAGTTCATAAACAATGAGAGCATCCGACTTTGAAATCCACAACTACAAAAAGCTGGACAAAATCCTTCTCAAATTGTGTGAGATGGTCATAGAGGAACACCATGATAATCCCGAGATGGATGGTCTTGTTGGTGCAGCCGTCCTTGATCCAAAAAACAACATCGTCACTGGCATAAGCACTAAATCAGATGACAAGTGGATTCATGCTGAACGTGAAGCCTTAAATAAATATGAAGCCAAATATGGCAAAGTTCCAGAAGGTAGCATTATTGTTACCACATTAAGCCCATGCAATGATACTATGCATGATAGATATAGTGAAAGTTGCACTGATCTAATTAATGCGAGTCCTGTTAAAAAAGTATACTGTGGATACACTGATCCAACACAAACTAAAAATCAACGTAAATTTACACAGTTAGAAACTGGAAACAGAAAAATCAGGGAAATTTGTATGAGGATTTCAGAAATATTTTTGAAAAACAAAAATGACTTTATTAAAGAATCGCCAGAGCTTGATGAAATGGCGTTACAGCAGTTTACTCCGTTAGGTGACTTTGAAAAGCCGGGACCATTCAGAGGCGTTGATAAGCGTTTAGTTCCTCATCCAAAAAATCAATTGAAAGCTGTTAAGTTTTTTGAGAAAACTCCTTATGATTTCAGACTATTCTTTAGTAATATTCCCGGAACTGGTAAATATGCTGAAATTGGCTCAGTAAGCCCCGAACAGCTAAAGAAAATGTTTGGCGACCAAGCGCAACCAATCTTAGATGGGAGTGTTGATGCTATCACTGTGGTGTTTGTAGGTAACAGTGGTGATGCGAAAGTAATGATGACACCATGGATTATGGCACATAGATTCGGGCATGCTGTTCAGGCAGGAAGCAGAAATAATAGAAACTGGAACGTTTGGACTGAAGCGGAAAAGCACTTCTTTAGTTCCGTTAATAACATGCTTGAACAATATTATGGAAAACTTCGTAACAAAAATCTTGATTTTGCAAACCGCTCAGCAGTTAAGTGGGACATGACACCAGAATATAATGCCTTGTTTAACGCAATTGGCACTCAACGTAGCAGTCGGACTGGCCAAATTCGTCGTCCATATGAATTCCTGTATGAATTGTTTGCTCAGTATTTAGGGACCGGACAAGTAACACTTAATCCACTACCAACTAATTTGGGATACGGTCGCCAAAATTGGGGGAATCCAAGCAAATATCTAAATCTTAAGCCAGAATATCGTGACGATAGCGATAGGACAGAGGCTACTTCAGTATTGGCGAGGGATATGGAATATATGTTTGATGATGTCTTGTCAAATTCTGTTGGCAAAATTTTTGTGATGTGATGTGGAATAAATACAACAGATAAAGGAAAAATAGTGAGAGCACACGAATTCATAACTGAATCATTTGATCCAGATGATAGAGAAAATGGTTTACAGTTGGCAAGGCGTCCACTTCCGCATACTTATATTATCCCCGAGTTAACTAACCAAGATTTCTATAAAATTTATAGATTTGGTTTAAGTATTGCTGCTGTCAGAGGAGATGGTGGCAGAGAAGATGGGGTTCAAAATCTCAAATATCAAGAACCATTTGAAGCAGAAAGTGAATGGGGCGAACATGAAGTAGTATCCTCTTTTGATCCCGATATTGGTGCAGTAATAGACAAAGCACTAAAGTTAGTTCACTTAAAAGGTAAGAAATCAGTAAGCACTCCGGTCAGTCAAGAAGAATCGGATGTTGAATATGTCTCTCCCATCAGACCGTTCAAGGGATACAAACGTTGAGGGCAGCAGAATTCATAACCGAAGAGTCAATCAAACTCAGTGGCTTTGGGCCTTCAGAGAAGACTAAAGAATGGGTTGTTAAGGTCTATGAAAAGTTTCCTGAAAGTCCCCTCAGTCGTAGTAATCGTCTGATGACTTTTGGTAAGGGCGATGACATGCAGATTGTGCAGTTTGAACTTACCCCTAAACAGGGAAACAAAGTAGAACTAAAATGGATTCAGGCAACTCCGCTGCGTTCTGGCGCGGGCTCAAAGGCGATGAAGATATTGCAGAATTTAGCACAACAAGATGATATTACACTTACGCTGTTCCCTTGGGATAAAGGTGCAGTATCACAAGCCAAGCTGATCAAGTTTTACAAAAAACACGGATTCCATCACATCGGTAAATCCAAAAATATGCACTGGGAACCCGTTAATGAAGTGCAGACAATTTCCCACAGTAAAGATGATGACAAGTTTTGGCAAGAACAAATGCAAAATAAATTCAAGTCGCTCAGTGATGCTGGAAAACTTAGTGAAGCGGGATCGTTGGGAAATTTAAATCTTTTGGTTGGTCCATTTGGGTATAGTGATGCATATTTCTTTATGGATGGTGATAAGCCAGTTGGGTTGGTAATGGTATCCAAAAAACATGCCCCAGAATATAGAACCGTTACTATGTTTTATTTAAATTCTGAATATAGAAGACAGGGGCTTGCTATGGCATTTTATAAGATGCTATTAAGTCAATATAATCTCATGTCAGATAAAATACAATCTGAGGCGATGCAGGAGGTATGGAAAAAACTCGCGGCGATACCCGGCTATAGCATGAAGGAAGTCGGTGAACGATATCTCATCACTAAGGATACTGAAAATACACAGCAACTTGATGAGAGTCTAAGCAGAATCGTATATCACTATACCAACATATATGCTGCTTCAAATATTCTTGCAACTGGAAACTTTGAACTGAGCAGTGCATTGGGCAGCATTGAACAACAATATATGCCAAAAGGATATCACTACTTTTTAAGCACTACCCGAACTTCAAAAGGTGGATATCATGATTACGTTGGTTCATCTGCTGTTATGTTTGTGTTAGATGGTAATTATTATAACAGCAAATATCCATCAAAGCCAGTAGACTATTGGCAAAACCGCGATCCAGCAAAATCTCATCATAGAAGACATGAGGCAGAAGATAGGTTGTTTAGCAAAGAACCATCTATTCCTATTAATGGCGTTACTGCTATTCATGTGTTTATCAATGATGATGCAGAACCAAATACTAAGGCACATGCAAGAAAAACTCTATTAGAAGCAAAAAAGCGTAATATTCCCGCTTACTATTATAATGATCTATCTGCTTGGAGAAATCTTGATACATCCAAAACATCTCAAGTTAACGCACTTACTGGACAACAATCGTTTAGTAGATCATTCAGTAGACACCGTGGTTGGCTTATTCCTTGGCTTGAAGTAATGCAGGTTACAGATCGGTCTCAGCTAAGTTCAAAAGCCAAAGATATTATTCGTAATCTTGATAGCAATTACTACCAAAAAGAAACGACGCAAGGATTGGCAAATGATTTATCCAACGCCAGAAAACCAAGTTCCGGACCTGACAGAAAAAATGCAATCAAGATAATCAATTATATGAAGCAACACAAATTGTCTAATATCGCAGAGTTTGTTAATGCCATGGCTGAAAAATGGAATGCGATCAATAAATCCTAATTCTTATTGATAAATACATCATAAGGACTAAAGATGAGTATATCCGGACAACAAAACATCAACATTGGCTTGCCAAATGAGTCTGCTGGAAGCGACTCATTATACACTGCATTTACAAAAACGCAGCAAAATTTTAACACTCTGTTTGCATGTTCGTTCTCTTCTACTGGATTTGTTTCTGGTAACGGCATTAACGTTACCTCCAATACAACCACTGGAATTGCAACAATAACGAATACGGGTGTCACAAATATTATTGCTGGAACCAATATTACCATTGACCAATCAAACGGAAATGTTACTATTTCCTCAACTGGGGGTGGTAGTGGCAACGGTATACCCGGTGGTTCCAATGCACAGGTTCAATTTAATAATGCTGGATTATTTGGAGGGTCTCCAAATTTTACGTTTAACCAATCAACCGGAAATCTTACAATAACTGGAAATGTTTTAGCGACTAACCTAATCGGAAACGGTTATAATATTAGTTCAATTAATGCAAGTAATGTCACTTCCGGATCATTACCAAGAGCACAGGCTCCATCACTTGCTGTTAGAACTATTATTGGCAATACTACTGTCACTCCTACTGATAATTTAATAATGGTAAATAGCACATCAACTATTTTTCTACCATCAGCAAGCACTATGGTAGGTGTGCCCATTCAAATACAAAATAATGGAACTGGTGTTACGGTAACTGTATTACCATCCGGAACAGACTTAATAAATGGATATGCTAATGTTATTTTTACTAACAAAAATAGTTTGTTTGGATTTTTGTCCACTGGCACATCATGGGTTATTTTTTAATAGGAACTAATTAAATGGCATATATTGAAACACCTAATCTTCCAACAAATGCTGCACAGGAAAGTGGCGGAAATCTTGCTGCGATTGCTTCAGGACTCGGAACGGGCGGAACCGGAATTTCACCTCCTTCTGGTGGTTCTGGAATTTTAGGATTCCTTTCTGGAATCTATTCCAGACTCGCATCAACTTTAAGTGTAACTATAACAGGAACACCAAATGTTTCTGTAACAAACAATCCAGTATTAGGCGCTGGAACAAACAATATTGGAATAGTTACTCCGTATTACTTAGCGCCTTTATCGTGGAATGGGATCACCGCATATGACATGCGAAAATATTCAACTGTAATTATTACTTGCACCGTTGCTCCTGCTACTCCATATCAGATTACTGTAAGCCCAGACAATAATTCAGACTTTATTCCACAAACTGTAGTGGTTAACAATTCATCAGGAATCACTACTACGAATACAATCAGCACTACTGGCACGTTTTCTCTTTCTGGTCGTCAATTTGTTCAATTGACCGGTGGTTCAACTGGAACATTTTTCATTGCTGGAGGTCAATAATGTCAGATATTATTGCCCAATCACTGGCAGTTGCGGCAGAACAACTGGCAATTTCTGCAAACACGAGTGCTAATACTTCTGCCACTATCGCACAAAACGCTCTCGGAACTATAACTCCGATTAATCTTGGCACAGTTAGTGGTCTATTGAGTGCAATTTCATTCACTACTAATGGAAGATATGAACTTACTACAAGTGGTAATATTACCCTTCCAAATTGGGGTTCATCTTTTACACCGGGCGTGCAAATTGACTTATTCATAACTCAAGGCGGCGGGTATAATCTCGTGTTTGATACCTATTATACGGTTCCACCCGGCTCTTCTTTAAGTTCAATAACTGGAGCAGTGGACATTGTTTCAATTGCGGTATTAAGTAATACTCTTGCTGTAGTTCGCGTCAGTAATGGGGTGAATTTATCTCCACCCGGCGCTACAACATTGACATCATCATTTACCGTTCCAGTATTGAATAATACCGCAAATGTGGTTGTTGCAAATGGCAGTCAGTATACAAATGGAACATGTGTGTTATTAAATAGTTCCCCACCAATGTATGGATTAATTACTGCTGGTGGTGGAACCAATACCTTAACCCTCCAAAATTTATATTCTAATAATACATATGGACAAATAGCGGCAGTAAATTCATCAATTATAGTTGCTGGTGTTCCGGGAATTAATGCATATACTACATTGACTTCCACGTGGTCTTCTGGCTACTTTTATAACATATCAACAATGAATGTTGCCAATTCTAGTCAGTTTCCTGCTGGAAGTTATGGTATTGTTGTTGATGGTGGTTTAAATCTCTTGGTAAAAATTCTTAGTAACCCATCTTCCGGCGTACTTGAAGTAATTAATTTATCGCCATATGCCGTAACGGCTTTTAGTGGAACGTATTTAATTCCAACAGGAACACCCGGCACCATATGGACAACTGGCAGTTCCAATCCTACCACACCATATTATGGAAATTATGGGGACTTGTATCTTAATACCACAACCTCAAATGTGTTTCAGTGGACACAGAACAGTGATAATGATTATTGGAACCAGATTGCAAACATAAAAGGTGGAGCAGGTCCTATAGGGCCAGGTGCCACTACCACCACAGCTAATGCTACCATTGCCAGCACAACTGTATTGCCAGTATCTAACGGAACCGCATTTCCAAACGGTTCATATGTATTTGCAACTGATAGTGGAAATTCAATTCAGGGAAGAATTACTTCTGGTGGGGGAACAACCTCATTATCCGTAAACGTTGCAACTGCAACCGGGACTCAGTTGAATTCTGGTGCTAATGTTACATTTTCTGGTGTTACGGGTGCAACTGGGTCAAGAGGACCTGCAGGTGGGGCAAGTGCTCCGAGACCGGGAACAATTAGTAATTATGCGACATCTTCACCAGCACTTAGTTTTACTGCATATACCATGCCAGATAGCACAGGATCATTTACAATTGTAGCGGGTGCTATAACCAATAAATCAATCGCATCAAGTTGGACAGCAGGTTCTAATGGTGGGCTATTGGATACCGGAACAGTTGGTTCTTCCAGAACCTATCACATTTATGCTATCTGTAAGAGTGATGGAACTGGAGGCGATTATATTGGGTCTATATCGGCGTCTTCCCCAACTCTACCAAGTAGTTATATTGGTGGATATTATATAAGAATTGCATCAATTCCAGTAAATGCCAGCACACAATTTGTTAATTTTACTCACCGTGTCGGAAATATATTTTATTTAACTAACGCAGCACATGATGCAAACCAAGTAATTACATCAACTGTTCCGCAACTACTAACATTAAGTGTTCCTACCGGTATCAGAGTTAAGCCTATAAGCAGATTCAATGGATCGGCATATTATACAACCGTGGCATCAACAGATGAAACTTGTGCTCCTGCGGGATCGTTTAATGTTACTGGAACTGCTGGATTTGATATAGCAACTTCTGCAACCTCATTATCAAGATATTTACTTACCAACACAAGCGGACAAATTCAGTTTGTTTCCGGAATTGGTGGTGGAACACTGTCATGTTGGACAATGGGATGGGAAGATTCAGGATTATATTGGGGATATTAAGATGGGTTTATACACAGGAACATCTTTACAGCAGGGGTTACCTCAAGGCATATTACAACCAGAAACAGTAACTTGGTATTCCCGATGTGCAGTTAAACCACCATATAATTATGTAACATATACTGATAATTTAATTTCTGAATTAAAATCATCTGGTGTATGGCAGCAGCTAGAGGCATTATATCTATTAAACCAAAATGATTATGGAACAACGCCTTATAATTTAATACAGCCACAATTTGATTTATATATACCATACGGCGTTTCCGGATTTCTTCCTAATGTGGGATTTCAGGGAAATGGCACAAATGTGAAATTGAATACTAACTGTAATTTATTTACGGATACTACTAAATATACTCTTTCCAGTGCATCTATGTTTATGTGGTCATTGTCACAAAATTACTCCAGCACCACTTATGACATGGGATGTCAGAGCAATAATCCTTTGACTAGAGCGGCAATCTGTTGCCACAATAAAAACACATTTTCGTTCTATGCAAATAGTACTTATGCTGTCAATATGACTGTTGGTGCAGCCTCCCAAGGTGGGTTTTTTGCTTGGAGCCGAAATAATGATTTTAACAATGTTATTGGATATAACTCTGGCGGTGCAGTAAGTTTTCCTAGCACTGCGGTAGGTGTACCTTACGTAAATCAGTTAACAATGTTTAATTTAAACGTAAATCAACCATATGTACAGGAAGGGTTTTCTAGCATTCAATGTCCATTATTTGGGTTCGGTGGCGGATTAACGCAAGCACAACTGGATTCATTGTATGGGGCATGCTTGGCTTATTTGAGCGCATGTGGGACTATTAATAATGATTATCCTATTGATGCTCCCACATTTCCTGCTTATTTTTCTCCAAATAGCATAACACAAGTACGCACAATTAACGGCCCTGATTTTCGTGTATATCAGAATATTCCACCCCCGGTTGTTGACAACCAAACTAATCAGATCAACAACCCACCAACCAATCCGGGATATGCATATTATCCGGAATCAGATTCTGGAACACAGGTAGTGGCAAGTTTACAGCCTTCTGTAACTTCAGAAACTACAATAGGCGGTCATCATTGGATTTGGCAGATGAGAGCATTGGCATCAGCACCCTATAATACTCGTCCTAACAATTTGGCACCTGACTATCTCGCAGGAACAACAACATCGTATACTCTCGTGCGCAATGATCCAACTGTATCTGGAAGCCCTATGCTACAATGTAGAATGCAGTATAGCAGTTTAGAAACTGCCAATGCGGCAACTGAGACGTTACTGAGATATACTTTAGGATTTCCAGCACATAGTGATAGCACAGACCCAATGCAGTATGGATATTTAGATGTTGCCAATAATGCTGGAATACCTGATAGTTCTGTTATGTTTTTTCAGGATGCATATGATAATATAAACACAGTATTTCCTACCTACTTGACTGGGGTATTGGGTGGGCCATATTATGTTGGCATTGATCAGATTATACTTTCTTCTGCACGATTAATTGACTCTAATGTGGCAACCGGAGTTATATTAGATTCTGAGGCACAGGATGGAAGAAGTTCCAGTGATTTGTTACAACAACTTCAATTATATGCGGCACTTTGTGCTAGTGTCGGTTTAGAGTTTGTTGCGTACCCAAATGCATGGAATGGCAGTGGTGCACAAAATACAGGATACTCATATGGAACAGTCAGTGACATTTTATTGGAACTGAACAATACTCCGAATTTAAAGTTATGCCTTGTTGCATGGAAAGGTAATGCTGAACAGAATATAACTCAGTCCTTAGATAACCAATTGGCATTAATAACAAAAGGACCATCCGGTACCGAAAATAATCCAATAAATTATGCAAATATTCTGATGACCGTGGGAATTGGATTTCCAACTTATGAACATAAAAATATAACTTTCAAAAATCCGGGACAATTCACCCCATCAGAATGTGCGATCATCAACAATTACATGCAAAGAGGAATGGCCGGAATGGTAGTTTGGAGAGATTATGGATCAGCAGGTGGACCATTAACCAGTTCGTACAATCAAGTTCTTGCAGCCGTTTTAGGACTACCAACATCATAAATAACATCACGGGAAAAACAAATGAGTGGAAATTTAACAGCAATTAAGATTACGCAACTTAGCGATATAGGAGCAAATATTTCTGCTACATCGTTGATTCCTATTGTTGATACGAGCAACCTTAGCAATCCAATTACCGACAAGGCCAATTTACAAATTGTGGGTAATTTAATTCTTAATGGTGCTGGCGGCACATATTTCCCGCCTGTTGCTCAAGCCTTTCTTGCCCAGACAGTAACCAATGCTGCACAACCGAACATTACAAGTGTCGGAGTTTTAAACAACCTTAGTGTCACCGATGTAAGTGTTTTGAATATTCCCGGTGGAAGCAATGGGTATTATTTACGTACCAACGGTAATGGGAATGTTTCGTGGGCTGCTGCGGGAAGCGGCGGTAACACTTCTCCGGGAGGCTTAAATACACAAATTCAATATAATAATGCAGGGACTTTTGCGGGGTCGGCTGGACTCACATTTAATTCTACATCAAATACTCTTACTACCAGTAATATTTTTGCAAGTAACATTAGTGCCACAATATTAAGTGGAAACTTAACATCAAATGCCCAACCAAACATCACTTCTCTTGGCACATTGACTTCTCTATCAGTAACGGGTAATATTCGCGGCGGAAATCTTATCGCATCTGGATCAGTAGTTTCCAACATAGTTACTGGAAACTATTTATATGGAGATGGTAGTAACATTTCAAATGTTAATAGCCATCTTACGGTAGCAGATTCTACTAATACTTATACTAATATTAATTCTATTAAATTCAATGGTGCAACCGTTAACGTTACTGGCACGGGGAATGTTACAGTTACTATTACTAGTGATCGCGTTTTACTTCAAGATGTAACTGTTTCATCGACGCAATCAGCCGTTCCGCTAACTGCATTTAATAACTCAATCTATCTAAATTACATTATTGTTATTACTGGTGGACTTTCCGATGCAGAATTTCAAATTCAAATGTCAACCAATGGTGGTGCTACATATGATACTGGTGGAAATTATGATTGGTCTGAAACCGTATTTGGTTCAGGTGGGTATAATAATACCGTCCACGGCAATAACGCCGTATCTATTCAACTTCCAGCAGGTGGTTCCACATCACCAAGTGCATTTGGGGCTACAATTAATTTATATGATCCAAACAGTTCCATAAATTATAAACAAGTAGACTACACAGGATCATGTTCATCGGTAGATGGAAATAATTATGCTCAAGTGGGAGCAGGTCGCTATAGAAGCACTACCCCATATAATGCCGTTCGTTTATTATCACGAACTGGAAACATCAATGGTGGAAGATTCCGATTATATGGAATTCCCATTTAAAATTTGAATGAAAGAAAGATTAAGATATGATGAAACAACCAATAGTTGACACCAGTCAAGACCCTGCATTCAATCCACCAAAAAGCATTACGAAAACAAACCTACCAAAGCCTCTACCGCGCTATCATTGGGTAGCAGACCCGTTTGATAATCGCGATTTCGTATATCAATTATCAAGCATTCCCAGTATGCCATCTAAAGTTGATTTGCGACCATATGCAAGTCCTATTGATGATCAGGGTAACCTTGGGTCCTGTACAGGAAATGCCATTGCGGGAGCGATTGACTTAATAGACAAAAAGAACCAAAACAGATCGTTGCGCGTAAGCCGTTTGTTTATCTATTATCAAGAACGGCTTCTTGAAGGGACTATATCACAAGACAGAGGTGCTTATATTCGAGATGGCATCAAAGCATGTTATACTGTTGGTGCGCCACTAGAAAGCACTTGGCCATATGACATAACTAAGTTCTCACGAACTCCAAGTTCAGTGGCGTATGCAGATGCTGCCAAACGCAAAGTGGTAAGTTATGCAAAATGTGAAGACTTTAATGCTGTAAAGAATGCATTGGCGGCTGGAACACCAGTTGTAGTAGGATTCCAAGTTTACTCTAGTTTTGAGTCTGTAGCAGTAGCAAGAACTGGAATTATGCCATATCCAAATGTTGCTAAAGAACAGTTACTAGGTGGTCATGCTGTCTGTTTGGTTGGCTATGATGACGCACACAACTGGTTTATCGCCAGAAATAGTTGGGGACCAAATTGGGGTGATCATGGATATTTTTATATGCCATATCAAGTAATTCGGGATACTAACATGAGTAGTGATTTTTGGACTATCAACTTAGTTAGTAATCCTTAACCCAATTTAATTGTCTCGTGGAAGTCCATCAATTTCATTAAGGACCGTGTAAACTTCGTCAAGTGATTTACACATCAACTTTACCGTCGCCCAATCATCATCGTGATTGCGTCCACCGATTTCAACCATGTATCCGTTGTCATAAAAGTATACTGATGCGTTTTCGCTTACTTTTTTGAGTTTATCAGAAATTTTTAAAATTTGCTTAGTCATTAATAGCCTCCAAAATATCTTTGATTGTTGTAATGGGACGAGGTTTTCGTCCCGGTCGTTTCCTTACTTTAATTTCATCATTTCGTGTTTCTCTACTCGCTAGTGCATCTTCAATGATTGCATGATCACTTTTAAATAGAGGGTGTGCAAGCATATATTTGAGCGCATCAACCTTTGTCATTGGTTGAGGAAGATCAATAAAGTCTAAACGGGTAGCACCATCTTTTGCATATCGCTTTAATCGTCTGCACATATTATTGGTGAATCTAACTTTATATCCATTTTTATAGTCAGTGATACCGATCACACTAAATGTTTGTGAAGTCATTAATTATCCATATTTATAAGTTGAAACTTGTGTAACACAACACCACTATAGCAAAAAAGGGCCTGAAGTCAAGCCCTTTTTCACCAATATCAGTTAAACATGTTTAACAAAGATTTGCGCTCTCAGAGAAGAGTGCAGGACCATACAAACGTTTAGCAATCTGATGGGCAGAATGCCCGTCATTTGCCTGCACCGTAACGCGAATCATTGCACCACCATCGTTACGAACCAAAAGCCACCAAGTACGCATATTATTTCTCATCAATTTTGAGGATAATTTCTCTTGGTATTATGGCACTAATGCTCCGTATTCTGAAATCATATTTTGGCTACCCCACATTGCACGAACCTGTTCAGTTGCGATGTACGGTGTTGGTGCCTCAACCACGATTTTAATCATGTATCCACGAGAATCACGAACGTGAAACCAATATTTATTCATTGCATTTTTCTTTCCAGTTAAAGTTACACGCCAAATACATACGGCTTATTCCACTTGCCGATGTTCACATCAATGTAATGTGAACAGTGAAAATAATCCGATTGAGCGTCCGAATGATCAAAATATTTCGGACCCTTCATTGCAGCGATAATTTCGGTCAGAAACGACTTTGCTTTACCGCTGAAATGTTCATGAAACCAGTAAGGGTTCACATCAATGCTATCCTTAGCAACATGAGTGCCCTGTGTTTCGTTATAGTTCTTGATGAAGTTAATCTGGCCCGACTTAATATTGAGAACCAGAGTGGAATGATTTTGAACTGCCAGCGATCCCTTAATGCCATACTTCTTCAGAATAGCCTTAATGTTGGGAGCGAGTTCTGCTTTCATAGTCTGCGATACGTAAGCCATGATATAAATCCCTTCGTTTCCGTCTTGATGAACCTTATATAAGTCAGAAACGAAGGGATGTCAACACTTAAATTTAAAAATTATACATTTCTAACATAAAAAATATGCGCGCCTATTTGAGCAAGGCGGTGAACATTGTGCCAATGAGGATTCACATAATTTGCATGATAATACAAGACATGCTCCATGCCTTTGATACGTGTGCCCCTTTCAAGAGTTGCTTGTGCGATTCTCACACATTCTTCCCATTGTTCTCCAGATGGACGTTTCCATCTTATATGGTGATTATTTGCCCATGAAAATTGTTTGTTTGCAAAAACAACATCGCATACGTGACCAGCAAATTTGGGGTCTTTGGTGCGATTAATGGTTACCTGTGCCACAGCAAGTTTACCTACAGCAGGTTGATTACCCGCTTCATGATATATATTTTTTGCAAGACAAAATAGGTCCATCTTATCATGTGGGATTTTTTCATTAGTATTCACCACCGCCAAGAACTTTGCCTGCTGATATTCAGTATAAGTTTTTTGTTCTTTTGTTATAATCGGTTTAACCGTGGGTGGAGTTCCTGCTACCGACTGTGCCTTGACAGTCCCAATGAATGGTTGCAGGGATAGCGATTGCCAAATAAATATCATGGAAAATATGGCAACAATTAATTTCCAATTTTTGTTCATCATTTTTGATGGTGAACTATACATCGTATTTCCTTATTAGGGCCGCTTTACGATTCTCCAAGAACACTCGGTCTTACTAAGTAAAACGCTTGGTAATCTGCCAAAAGTAGCACTTCCGCCGATAATCAGAAAAGAAAAGTTGTATATATTGCTATATACAACCCATAATATCAATTCTATGCTATCGCTCAGCATTTATGAAAGCATATTATACTTTCATTATAGTCAGTCATGAAACTGACTATACTATTTAAAGCACATAATTCAGATTAAACTGCTTCTATATGAGTATTTCAACTCAGTCTAACGTAAATGATACACTCTTCACCGAACTTACCGTAAAACTACGCCAGTCATGTGCTTCTAGATCATATACAGAAAGAATATTATCAGATTGTTTGCGCACTACTTTTGCTTCCTTTACTTCTTTTTTAGGAAGAAGACTTGACTTGAGGGTGCATTTCATTACGCGCTCTGTTCCATCTTTTTTGGTAAAGATAACAGTGATCACATTATTAATAAGAACATTATTTAACCAGTTCTTAAAACATTCGCGTTGAATATCCGACCAATCTTCTGATGGCATAGTAATATCCGTAGACGCCTTAGAAATATTGAATGACCCGTCCCCATTGTCAACGATGTTTACCGTATCATTTTCTTTGCAGTTCAGAACAGAAAGCATATCATTGGTCAATGGTAGAAAAATTTCACCACTGGCTGGGTCTTCCTCTAATACTACAGTATTCATAATATTCATATTAATTCCTTATCTTTTTAGTAAGTAAGCGGTTAACATAGGACCATCCAGTTTTACAACGTCATCTGGATATTTTTGTAAAACGTACTTTCCCTTGATCCGAATCATCTTAGGGTTGAGTTTTTCAATTACTCCAATCCTAAGATGATTCGCATCTGGATAGGCCACATAATCACCCACTGAAAGCAGGTCTCCGAGTATGTCACGGTGTTCCGGAATCGCGTGTTCCTTCTTCACATTACTCATGGCTTTGGTTTTGCCGGTTTACGAATACCAAGAGTTTTGCGTTCATCAATAGACAATCTATTCCAAACACGCATTTTGATTTCATATTCTGCTATTTTCTGCTTGCGTTCTTCAACCTTGGTAGTGGCATCCTTTACCAATTTACTCCACCAGTCACGTGCTTCCTCGTCGCGGAGGAAGAAAAAGGATGCATAGCCAGATTTGACAAGTTCAACCATAGCCTTTTTGGCCATGTGTTCACTCTTGACATAATATGTTGCTTTTCTATCGGTGCCCTTCAGGATTTCATCATATACATCCTGTGAAATGAGGGTTTCGCCTTCTTCGTCACGCATTATTATTTTCTTTTCCGAGTTGGTTTATTGAGTCCAAATGCTTCCAATTCTTCCGGAGTCAGTCTGGACATGATTTCAGCCTTTGCTGCTTCTTTAGCAGCCTTCTGTTCCAGTGCTTTCTGTTTGCGTTCAGCCTCGCGCAGTGCTTCCTTTGCCGCATTTTCTCTGCGAACCTTCATATCGGCGTAGAATGCGCGAACCGCTGGGTTTCGCTTGAGAAGCTGCTCAGCAGTAATTCCTTTTTCGAGGGCATCCAAAGCTATTTCAGCAACTTTGTTTGCTCTGTCAAGTTCTTCTGGATTATGCCACCCATATGTCATCTTCTTGTCCTTCGCTTTTGTAATTTTAACTGCGTTTTTGATGTCTTTAAGAAAATCATTTTCCCAAATGAAGGAATCAATGCTTAACCAATCAATATCATCGTACATTCATGCCTCCAACCGTTCTTTCAATTCAAGGTAAAACATCTGATACTTTGCCATACGAGTAAGGTCCTTTTCAGTGACTCCCTTAAGGCGGCGAATATCAGTATTGTGACGAAGATCAGCCATCTTAACGATCATCGCATCGCGATTAGCGAACACCACCTGCTTGTATTCATCGTAGGTCTGACCCGGCATCTTAGTAAGCGCCCGGATACCTTCAATGATACGCTCAGACATTCCTTGTTCACGAAGGTCTTGGAACGTAATCTTAGTATCTTCAATTACATCATGACCAAGAGCAATGCACTGAATCTCTTCGTCATTGCTCTTGGTCATTTGCATAACGGCAAGAGGATGCAGAATATAAGGTGCTCCGCCTTTATCGAACTGACCGTGATGAGCGGTAGTAGCGATATGCAGCATGTTAGCAAGCATTGTGCCCTTTTTCATATTCTGTTCCTTTTGTTTCATCTGATTATAGTAACAGAGTCACAAACCCATGTCAACAACTTTTTCAGTTGGGTCCACTTCCATTACCCCAACCTGACTTCACAGGTGGAGTATAACCAGTTTCTTCCCAACGCTTCTGAATACGTGCTTCCACTTCTTCAAAAGACAGCGGTTCATAGTTAGTGTGTTCAACCGAGACACACAGATAGCGGGGATCAGGTTCACGCGCCAGCGTATTCATGGCATTTAGTGGACGCCACTGCACCTCATTCGCATGAAGATGCCCATGAACGTTGACACGGAAACGTTCGGTAACACAGTCAGGATGCAGCGGAATATGGCTCAGAATCCACTGATCAACAAACACGCGAACACCATACAGCGAATCAAAACCAACATCACGATAGTCCTGATCTTTGAAGATATCATGGTTGCCACGAACCAGACGCTTCTTACCGTTCAGGCGCTTGACATGATGCAGCGACTTCTTGTTGATGACGACATCACCCAGATGATACACGGTGTCATTGGGACCGACCTTAGCGTTCCAACGCTCAACCATAGCTTCATCCATTTCCTCAGTGGAAGTGAACGGGCGCAATGGATCACCGTTAGGCAGCTTGAACTTTTCCCACGAGTTGGTGTGACCAAAATGTGTATCACTGATTACGAAACGATTACCCATATTCTTTCTCCTTCAATTCAGTTGAATACATAGATAAAAACACATTGTCAATCTCTATTTTCTTCCTTTTTCAATATCTCTAATAGACGATATTTCTCAACAAGATCATCATACTTGTCATACGACATTGCTGCCAATTCTGGATATTTTGCTTCCAGTTGGGTATCGCGCCGGTCTGGTCTCAGACGAAACCAACGCGATTCATGTAAGTGAGGATCAATATCATTTTTCCCAGAAATATAAGGGATTCGTCTATCATACTTTTTTTCGCTGTGATTGAAAGTGAGATATTCCTGAATAAATATCATTTTTCCATCGCCTTCGCACGTTTTACACTTTTCGCGAAAAGTAGCATAATCTCGTTTGTGATAGTCAACGAGTTCTTCTCGTTCTATAAACCCAAAGCCCTTACATCTATCACAAAGTTCAACTGTGTGTTTAATCACCGTGTTGCCCGTGATAACTTCTGGAGCAAGGTCTCTTCGCTTACGCTCATCCCAAGTTTCAGTGATTTTATCAAATTCATTTTCGTTTTTCATACTTTGTTATACCATAGCCCATAAGTAATGTCAAGATTTTAGGCACAAAAAAACCGTCATCAGAAAACTGATGACGGTAATTTGTTATTTTGGAGCGGGTAGCGGAAAAAAATACTTTTAATATTTTTTGATAAATACAAGTGTAGTTCACGAGATTGGCGTCTCCAACTACTCTAACGCTTAGAAGGAGCAATCAGCATGAATATTTATACCTGCACCGAGTGTGCAAAATCTTTCAAGACTGAACGAAGTCTACGTAGCCACAAAAACTGGCACAAGCCGGATTATGCCAAAAAAGCGGGAGATGGGGCGAGAAGTTCTCAACAGAGAGCAACACAAGCATCCGTGGCATTAGCAAATCTTAATAAGGAAACAAATATTGAAAAATACATGATTTCCCCTCAAAAATGCAAAGAGTGTAATATTACTATTGAATATGAACAGCGAGAAAACATCTTCTGTTCACGTAAATGCTCAGGTGTATACACCAATAAACATCTCATCACGGATGAAGGGAGATCGCAACAAGCAGCATCACTAATTGTTACCCTGTCAAACAGAAAAATATATAACTATCCAAAAACCCCTAAAGAGATTAAAGTGTGTGTAATATGCAATACCAGACACATTAGACAAGGCAAAACTTGCTCATCAAAATGCATGGCATCCCATGTATCAAATGTCGTGAGGGGGAAAAATGGAGGCAACAGGGACTGCAATCTTCCCGGCATCGACTCGTTTGGCAAACATTTTTATTTTGATTCTAATTGGGAGATATTATTATCTAAATCTTTTGATGAGAACGGTATAAAATGGGCACGACCGGATAAATTTTTACTATCTAACGGTCGATCATATACTCCGGATTTTTACCTACCAGAATACAATGTATACATTGATCCTAAAGCTAAACGCCCAAATTATTATAGAAAATCTATACTCAAGATAGAACTATTTGAGTCGGAATTTAACACCAGATGTTTAGTAATTACTGACAAGAGATTGTTGCAATGGTATCATGTTCAAACAATGTTATTAGTAGATAACCATCGCTCTTGATGGAGCGGGTGATGGGCCAGACGATCCCATTTCTGAACATTGGCAATGTTCTGTAATACCTATATACGACACCCGCATTAACTTTATTTATTCTTAAAACTTGACACCAATATTAAAAGTGGTAAGTTTTGTGATTGAATAATCATCAATGTAAATATTAGTTACACTTAAATTTACATGATTAGTAATATCAAAAACAACAGAGGCAGTGTTGTGAATATAGTCATGGACAGAGCCATGCTCAATCAAAAACTTTTCATCAATATGAGTCTTTGAATTCAAATTATAACTTGCCCATACGCTTTCGCGAACGACAAATTCGTTTAAGTGCGTTGCTTCTGCCATACCAATTGACGTTTCAAAACTCAACTTCATTTTCTTGGTATGAATGAGACGGTAGCCATTTCCTATAGCAAACACCGCCTTATTCTTATTAAATCCAAGTTGATTAAATGCATAACGAACTTCACCTTGGAGATAATTATGCTTGTCCAAATTGTAATCCAATTTAGCGTCAGCATCCACCTGATCCTTTAGTAGGATTCCGTGAGTCTCGTTGTATATATACCCAACATCTAGATAGCGTTGCCAATTGCTGTCTGGAGTTTTTGATGCATAATCTAATGTTGCATTGATTACAGTGTTGCTCCCATTCAGAATGGTCCCGCCCGCCGCACCTTGAATAGTGTCCGCATATGCAGGAGTAGATACAAACAATGTTGCAAAAAGAATAATCAAATTTTTCATTAGAGTTCCTATTTTAGAGTTTAAACGCATGTGTCCTGCAATAGATTGGGTCCATCATTTATCGTCTTTGACAGCAGTTCACAATGCACAATTCACATAACGCCCACATTTTTTCGTCTATTTTTTCGCTCATTGCTGAGTATGTGAATTTGTTTAAGGGATGGAGCGGGTAACCGGGTTCGAACCGGTCTCTTCAGCTTGGAAGGCTGAGGCACAACCCCTATACCATACCCGCACTATTTTGCTACTCATTTATCAGACTTGCGAGTTGTGCAAGTCACCTCTGACCCGAAGCATCAGTAGGAGGTCAGTAGCCACCTAAGAAACTGGTTGCGGGGGTCGGATTTGAACCGACGATTTCCGGCTTATGAGACCAGCGAGGACGACCAGACTCCTCTACCCCACGATATTAAACTTTGGAGCGCCGAGTTGGATTTTCACCAACGTCCCCTTACTTTGCAGGCAAGTGCATGAATACTCTGCCACCGACGCATTAAACTTTTTAACAGTATAGCCCCTCACATTCTCTTACTCTTGGGCTATGTGACCGTTTGTTGGTTACCGAAGAATGATCCGCTCCAACTGGCTCCCCCGCTAAGGGACTGCTAAACTATTTAGATGAACAATGATCGTTCAAGTTCTGGGCCTGATTTTCATACCATCTAGCGCCTTACGTCTAGTTCGTAATAGATCATTATTCATCAAAATAGTCTAATATTATTTAGTCTAGTTATACCAACCCTGAGATTACGGGATTGAACGAGTGCCTTTGGTCATTACCGCGTCCCTTGCGAGGAGCGTTCTACCGTTATCCACTAGAGCCTTTTACAGTCATCTAGTATCACTCAATGCTGCCATTTTTAGAGTCTGGCGGTTGACTCGTCGCATATGTCTACTCGACCATCTATCCTTCGTCTGCCTTGCGAGCAGTTCGGTTCCGCTAAGAACCTACGCTATCTTTCCGATCAATCAGTTCCGCCTTGCGAGCATCCCTGAACCACATTCTCTTGCGAGTGCGGTATTAAGCACCTTTAAACATATACCGGAGCAGTCTTTCGCTTTTGTTTATCAAATTAGGATTTGAACCTAAGCCGATCCATTAGAAGTGGATTACTCTACCGCTGAGTTATTTGCGAACCTACGAAGATGTGCTGCTCCAGTTGCTCCATACCTTGTTAGATACGGAATACCACACACCTAGTATCTTTCTCCTTGCGGGATACTCAATCATACTTCACGATTCCGGTTATCCCTTCCTCACTTGTATTGCTATCTTGCCTTTCCTTGCAGGGTCAGACTCAATAACTACACGTTAACCTTCAGTATTCGTCAGTTTGGCTGTATACCGCGAGAGCGCCAACCCTCTTGCCTACTCACCGATGTGGCTCTGTAGACTATCCCTTTCAGGACGATACACCTGACTTACTACCTACTGCCATTCTACAGACAGCCCTTTCGGGTAGTTCGTGCTTGCATAGATGGACCATTTTACTGGCGCAAGTTTATAGGAAACCTTGCTTTGGGACCGATTGCTCGGTCTTACCCTATAATGAGGCTATGCCCCCAATTCTTTTATACTTATCAGATGAGTGCACGGTTGACTCGTCGCATATGTCTACTCGACCATCTATCCTTCGTCTGCCTTGCGAGCATCCCTGAACCACATTCTCTTGCGAGTGCGGCATTAAGCACCTTTAAACATATACCGGGGCAGTCTTTCGCCCGTTATTACTTGCGACCAAGAGTATCAGCATCGTCAACGTCTTTGGCGTTAACACCTGCTTTCTTGAGTGCTTCCTTCGCAAAGTCAGGAATCCCACCGGTCCGCTTAGCCAGTTCTTCAAGCATCTGCTTGTTAGAAAGATTCGCTGGAAACATATTGAACATATTATTCATAATCTCTTTCTCCTGTCTTGATAAACTCAGTATATCAAAGTTCGTAACCGTTGTCAAGAACTTTTTTACTTAATCTTCTTTTTATGAAAGCGATACCACACTGCACCAACAGTGATAATGCCACTGATCCATCCCCAAAAGAAGATTTCAATCAGTGTTGAAAAGTTAATACCAATAATCATCTCTCAATCTCCCTTCTCTTCGCGAGTTCCATTGACAAATTCAATCAATGCAGCAGCCAATTCAAGTGCTTGCGTCTTGCTCAGAGACAAATATGGATTTCCGCCCATTGGAGTAACCTGAATGCAAGTTCCATTCTCTGAACCACCAAAGTAGCGATTCAGCAGAACTTCACCATTGAGTGAGTTCGTTCCTTTAAGTTCAGTAGACATTTTGTTATCCTCTTTGCTTATGTCCCCTTATATCAAAGACCAAACATGGTGTCAAGAACTATTTTCATTTTAAATTGTGATAAATAATCTCATGAAAATCAAAGAAATCCTCACAGAAATAGTATGGCGGAGATGACGAATCCTGACATCGCAACCTCTGGTTAGACAGACCAGTGCTCTTCCTTTGAGCTACACCTCCGAAAACTATTTGTATATCTTCTTATACTCTATATCAAAGTGCATGTCAAGCACTTTATTAAACAGCACACCCCAATTCTAATCATGAGAATCAGATTCTCCCGAATGGGTTCTCAATCTATGGGCGGGGAACTTAGTGCTTAACCCACAGTCTTTTGTTGCGATTAGCCTAACATACTGTTTAAATCTGGTAGCTGGTATGGGTACTGCCCCCATCTAAACTTCCTTATGAGAGAAGTCCGGTCACTTGACCCCCAGCCAACTGAGCTATACTGCCATTTTTATTCTATACTACAAGTTTAAACCAATGTCAACCGAAATTTTGGTGCCCTCACCCCGACTCGAACAGGGGCCTCGACCTTAGGAGTGTCTTGCTCTATCCAGTTAAGCTATAAGGGCCAATCTAATTTAAAGTAGTTTAAGTTGCCATTCTAGACTACTAACAATTTCAATATCCTCAAACTTTACATTGCAAGGATAACCTTTTTTGTTGGTCATCGTTACTTTGTTGCTGAGTACATCAATACCAGTAACTTTGCAAAGAGTTCCAACAGCAAAAGCCTTTCGCTCTGCAATCAACCGAACAGTATCTCCGATTCTAACTGGTCTATTGTCTGTCATAGATCACCTTTGTGTAAAGTTTTCAACCAAATCCTGTCATTTAATTTTTTTTTCAATATTCTACAACATCGCGCCAACTAGCTCGGCATCCTAGATACTTACTGATTTTTGCTTTTAAGTCAAGTATTTTTTGTCTCTCCTTGGCGGAATATTCTATAGAAATATTTCGTTTACTGGAGAAAATTTTACGCGCTAATCTACTTAGGTGTGTAAGTCATAAAAATCAGCATCTTAGTCCCCCATCATAAATACGTGATAGGAGACTAAGATGACACTTGATGAATTTAATGAAGAATGGCGCGCGCTGACAGAGGATGAAATTGAAGCGCTTGGTGGGCTACGGAAGCGGATATTCATTCTGGACCCCGCAATATACCTTCAACAAACTCTTCGTATTCTTGCAGATCATGGAATTGATATACATTGACAATGGATTGCTTTTCCATGTCGTATATCGTTACGATTATGACTGACTCATAAGTCATTTTGTTTACGGCATTTTCCGCCTTCATTACCAAATTACCAATGATGAATGCATCTGATACTACAGGAATTGGCATACATCCTCCATAATAATCACATTTAATTGAAATACTACTTGCAATACCTGAAGTATTGATCTATATAATACGGCATGAAAGCCGTATCACTTCAAGAACTGATCAAACTTATTGATTGCGAACTTAATGGCGCAGAACTCCTTGAGTTGGAATCCGCCATCAAGAAGGCTTCGTCCGTCAATGCCGTTTCGGTTCTTCTAGCTAAGCGCACCGAGAAGACCGCTTCTGATCGCCATTGCCCGCATTGCAACATTGATGATATCGTCAAGAATGGCTATGACAAGAACAAGCGCCAGCGTTTCCGCTGCCGCAACATGGATTGCCGTAAGTCATTCAATGTCTTGACTAAAACTCCGATGGCTCGTGCCCGTAAATCGGAGCATTGGATGTCGTATATCCAGTTTCTGGCTGGTCATGCTCCGCTTGCAAAGATCACCAAGAAGATCAAGATCGCCCATCAAACGGCATTCCGCTGGCGTCATCGCTTCCTGTCGGCAATGACGGGCAATGCAGGCGCGAGCCTCTCTGGCATCATTGAAGCCGACGAAACCTTCTTCCGTGACAGCCAGAAGGGCAAGAGGTCAATTGCTGGTCGCAAGGCTCGTGTCCGTGGTGGCGTCAGTAAGCGCGGGTTGTCAAATGAACAGGTGCCGGTTGTGACGGCTCTGGATAACACCGGCACCATTGTTCAATCGGTCCTGCGTAATCGGAGTCAGATTGAAGCGGCACTGGCGGGGACCATTGCTGAGGGATCGCTGCTCTGCTCTGACGGGCTTCCTGCCTACCACAATGTCGCGGTAGCGGCTGGTGCAGAGCATCGCGTCATTGCCCCTCGCAAGGGCTTCTGTGACAAGCCCATCAACAAGGGTGCTATCGGGCTTGGTCGCGTGAACGCATATCACGGGCAGGCGAAGGCTCTGATCAACATCCGCTGTCGCGGTGTTTCCAGCAAATACCTTGCAAACTACATGGGCTGGGTTCGTGCCATCGCTCAAAGCGTCAATGGCGAAGCGGTTCTGAAAAACGCGCTTTCGTTCTGATAAGCATAAATAAACGTATCATAAGGAGATACGTTTATCATGTCAGATGAATTGAATAGAATTAGGAAATTATCAGGGCTTAATGAGTTTTTGGAACCGCCCGAAGATGATGGGTGGGATGATGGCGACGATGATGGCACTTGGCGTATAACTGATCTTATCGGTAAATATCCTGAAATAAAAAAAATATTTGAACAATTAGACGATGCTTTACAAAATGATGATATAGTTCTTGGCGATAATGATGAGGAATACATAGAGGCGCTACTGAAGCAAATAAGCCTCAACCCGTATATGATGGTGTTTGATCATCACGGAAATTACGAACCTCTGCGCTTTTCCATTAGGAAATTGTGGACGACTGGTCGCTACAAGCGCTATCTTTGATCAGGATCATCTTTGGCACCTTTCTTGGTTCGCTTTGACTTGCGCCCAACAACCACCTTTCCGTTCTTTATGCGCTCATTATGTGCATCTTCCCACCCCTTCACAAGCGCCTCGGAAGATGGCTTCACTTCATCAAAGTGCTCTCTATACCACTGAGCATTAAGAAGCCTCTCATCAACCGTCATTATTTCATGGCAGGCTTCAACAAATCGCTCAACATCCACGTTGATAGCGGAAATTTCATCAAGGCGATCCCAGTCAATTTCTGATTTTCTCCTTGCTGGAGAAATAATTTCTGAGTCTCCGGGTGATTTCATATCAATTAGCATAATGCCGATACCAAATGATCGTGACAAAACGATCAATTCATCACGAACATCCTCATCTATTTCAGCAGCGACAAGATAACCTTCATTAGCCCAAGAAGAATTTGATACGGCTTGAAAAAAATACTGGGCTATATCATTTTTTGTTATATATGTCTTCAGCTCAAATGAGCAAAGTAGCATTATGTCTGCGCTATTTACGCGACCAAATTGCTTAACCTTTCCGGTTTTATATTTGCTAAATGGAGAATAGCACCCGACTATATCAGGGTGCTTCCATTCAGACGTAGTTATGTTCTTTTTGCTTTTTGTATGATCTATAGTTTTGCATTTAATTTTCATGTATGTTTCGGCATACCATACTAAGAATGGATGAATGTCCTTCTCTGTATAGCCAATAGCATCATCATCGGCACTCACATCAGTGGAATCGGATTCAATTTCAACTGCAAGAGACTCTTCTTCTGCCTTTTTGTTTATTTCTAATATTGTCTCTGGCGCATCCGATGACGTAAGCCAATATTGTAGCGGGCTAACATTAGGAACTTGGTAGAATGCTGTATTCGAATCATTCTTTATATTACCGCCAAGTTGCGCCTGTAGGCTATTTATTGGTGTTGCAGGCACTCCACGGCTGGCAAACTGGCTCAGCAATTTATGATAGCCAGCCTCATAAGCCCTTCGCCAAATTTCTTTTGCTGTGAGCGGCTTGCCTGCTTCCTTCAAGACCTTTTCTGCCAGCGTAAGATACGTAAGCGTTTCACTGGTTTGAGGCTCTTCAGGCAACCCGTCTGACATTAACCACCACTCCATTCGTCGTTGATCAGACCTTGGCAATCGCACTCCAGCGTGTCAATCGTGTCGGTGACTCAGTGGGGATTGGTTTAGGGCTATGATCGGGTTTGATGATGTAGATCGTGAATGAGTGGCGTGAGAACAAATAGGGAATACACACCCAAGTAGATTAGCGCGAAATTTTAGGCATATGGGATATATCCTTGGGTGTAATTTAAATCTGATCTGCCATTGGCATAGTTTCTGTCAGCAACATATCTAGATTTATCTCTGAAATTTTCAGCTTCGGCTGCAAGAGCGGCGCTGATTGCCATTCTGGGTTTTTCTGCGTGATAAACTGAAGAGTTTCTAACAGCATCAATTAAATTATTGCAGGCGATCTGTACTGTTCCTTCACGAATTGACATGTCATACAGTGCTTTCTCGGCAGTAACACATGCATGATACATTCTAGAACACCTGTTGCGAAGATCGGCATTTTCTAATTCGATATCCTTGATTCGCTGTTTTAGACGCCTAACATCTGATGATTCGTACTTGCGCACTTTAATGGCAGTTTTTTTCATGTTTTCACTTTCTTTTTAGTCTAACGCTCAAGTAAAAGTCTTTAATGCTTTAAGATCATCCCCAATGTTGTCTTCGCTGACTGGACCAACCCCTAAGCATGTTACTGTGGGAAGGGGGTTACCGGCTTCATCCTTGAACACCGTGAATCCAGCATCCGTTACAAGACTCGTACCGCAGATATCCTTATACTTCTCTTGGATAGCGCGAAGTTCATCAACCGTATCTACGATCAACGTGATCTTGTAAGCATGGTCGCTAGTCATGTACGCTCGCACTTGATCTATAAAGCACTTCTCAGGATTCAACGAATCCCAATAAGCATGAAGATAGGCATGACCTGCTTGGGTGCACATCTTACCACGAATGCCATTCATCTTCTCTACGCTTTCACGAGCAAAGATACAGTAGAGTTTGTGTTTCATCTATTTCCACCTCAATAAGAATATCAAGTATTTTTGTTCATCAATAACATCATAAAGAAATGGATCACTAATGCGGGTAATTGGTTTTCGGACCAAACCATATTGATTATACATTACCTTAGTCATATTGTCCATAGGACAATATGTTAATGCCAGCGTTCGCCACAACTGGCGATCAATGATCACGGTGTGACTACTATTCATTGTTATCGCCGCGCCTCAAAGTAATATTTTTTCAGTGTGTCGGAATCTAAAATACCTTCTCCACGAAGATAATTAACTACCTTACGTGCGTCAAACATATTCATACCGCAATTCGACACCAAGTCAATTACAAGATCACTATAAACATCATCATTTTTCATATTATCGCTTTCGGTTTTTAACGACACCATGATGTTTTTGCCATGCTTCATCGGTATACGCTGGCCCTGATTTTGCAAGCAACTGATCACGTTCCTCTGAACTCATTGCCATCCATTCAAGTCTGGTATATCGTTTTCCTGTTTTGGCTAAAGTCATTCCTGACATTGTTTATCTCCTTTATTAATTTTTCAAATTCGTGGTCAACTTGGGCTTTTTACCCCGTCATCTAATCGGCGCAACCACTTCCGATGCTCAGTTACTCCCCTGTTTCACGCGCGCATTACGCAGGGTCTTTAAAATGTTCACCGAAGCCCACACGGATCGTCTTCGGTTGCTTGTCCGTCTCGCCTTCCGCAGTCGGCTTTGTCCGCGAATACCTACCCAAATCAATCATCACAGTCTGGTTCTGCCTAATCAATTCATAAATGGGTAACAACAAGCCGAGAGGTAATAGAGACCAGATTGTCTACTACCTCTCGTTTTTGGTGGACAATCTCGGGCTTGAACCGAGGACCTAACGCTTAAGAGGCGTTTGCTCTACCTACTGAGCTAATTGTCCGTTAATCAATATCACTACTTTTTCTAGACAGCAACTTGTTTCTGTCCTGTTGAGACCACTCTACTGTAACTTGAAACACATGTCAAGCACAAAATGAAATCTTATATCAGAGTTTTTCCTGAGGAATCGGTTTCTTGTAGCTTTCCAAATGTTTAATAACTTTTTTGAGATACAATTTCCAAACCTTGAGAAACTGTTTTTCTCTTGGGGTTGGATTTGGATTCTTTGCGGCTTCTCGTGCTGTTGTTGCTATTATCTGTTCATAAGAGTTTTTAGGCATATAGCCCCACTTAACATTCTCAATTGCATGATCAATAAAATCATTAATTCTGCTCTGTTTTTCATCTGCTGAATAATATGCATAACGAAATGGATTATTTGACATGAAGTCCGTATATAATTCAGTTGCCAAGTGAGCAGCGTGTGCCTCAATTTCGTTTACTGAACCAAGATATGCTGCCCAGCGATCTAAATTGTGTCTATAGTTTTCAATATCATAAGTTTCATTGCCGCGCCTGCCGCCGCGATAGTTTCTATAGTAGCCACCTTTTTGTTTTTCAGGCCCACGAGTGTCTGATTTGTCATATGATTTTAACTTTGGGCGAGGCTGATCAGGATTCGGAATCATTGAGTAATCTCCCCGTCTGAAACCCTTATCGGTTTTTTGCTGCTTCATACTGGCACGAGCAAACTGTTCCATATGCACAACTTCATGAACAAACACGCTAATTATCGGTTTTATGAAGGCAGGAATGGGGTTATCAAATCCAGAATCACCATAACGATTAATTGAGTCCTGCTCTAATAGTCTATGAATCAATACTTCCCAGAGACTTGCAACAGATGAATAGATATTAATATGGTTGCTTATTTCACTACTTAAATCTATGTTCTGTGATGATCTGCTATGAACGTTATCCCTTCGGGGATACTTACTAAAATATCCGCCGCCAGTTTTTGGTTGTCCAGTCATTTTATCTTTACTTTTTGTGTCAATCTGCACGATAATATGTTGCAGCCAGTATAGATTTTTATTTTTTATTTCATCGTAAGGTTCATCTTTATTATATTTTTCAACCTTGCCGAATTGCGCTTCCATGTAATCACGAGCCAAATCCTGTAGATGTAGCTCAAGCGTATCAATGAAATCTTCTATAATTTCAGGGTCTGGATCACTGTCATACAGTTTGCTCTGAACCTGTCCACTTAGTGTTTGTTCTTTATCAGATAATCTTGATAGAAGTTTGTCTTCTTCTTTCCAATCAAGGGATTGATCACGAACTTCTTGTTTTTGCTTATCTATCACATCCATCTTTTTCAGATAGTCATCCTCGCCCACCGAGTTAAAAATACGTTCTGCATTTGCACGGATAAAGCGATCAATATCTTTGGACAACAGGCTATATGTGTCCTGTGCCAACAAACTGGTTTGATCAATTGCTTCAAGAAGATGTTTTATTTGCATTATGTATTTATGCAAATAAGATGGTGGACCCTCTGGGACTCGAACCCAGGACAACCGCATTAAAAGTGCGATGCTCTAACCTACTGAGCTAAGGGTCCGTGTCTTAAGGAAGTGGTGTGGGCTTTCCGTCCTTGTCAATATATACAAAGACATATACCGCCTCACAGACTTTGGTTTCTTCACCAGTGCATCCTGCCATTGCATATGTGCAAACTTTACAATGCATTGATGATGTGCCCGTCTTCATAATATCAACGTAGATTACAACTTCATCACCGACCTTGACTGGGGCAAGAAATTTAAAGCCTTCTACTGCTACGGTAACAACTCTTCCTCCTGCTCTACGCTTGCAAAGAGCGCCTGCAGCAAGGTCCATGTGCGACATTAACCAGCCGCCAAAAATGTCACCATCTGGATTGGTATCTGTTGGCATTGCAGTAAGAATTCTTACTGGCTGTCTGGTTCTATTAATCAATTCTGACATTATATACCTTGAGTTTAAAATTGGTGCACCTGGCAAGAGTTGAAACCCTGCCACATATCAATGGTGGTTCCGGGAAGAATCGAACTTCCAATGACCGATTATCAGTCGGTCGTTATACCGTTTAACTACAGAACCAAATTCTTTATATATTCTTCATTTAAGCAATCATGTGTTAGTATAACTACTTCTACACTATTTTGTTCACATACACAAGCTATTTTATGTGCATCTTTTTTAGCAAGAAAGTCATTTTTAGCCCAGCCCTTTGCTCTCCCACTGAGCTACAGGTGCATTATTCGCGATTTACCGCGTGACAGGAAAACTTACCACAATAGCGGGATACTTACTCCGCCTCTTTGTTTCGGGAACTTCTTCCTCTAACTCACAGGCTCGGCGTTTTCTCGGTTTACAACTATTGTACCTAATTCCTCCCTAACGTAATAATAGTGTCTTGTGTAAGTTGCACAAGTCTTTTTAACAGTGAGTTTCGGGCGGAACTAGGTTTTCCCTGCCCCTCGGAAAACCGCGAGACTACTTATTTTTTAACCACTCTACCGCGTTCCCATCCATCTGGGATAGCATCTATTTATGCCTAGAGGACTCTATGAGCGACGGGTGTGATTCGAACACACGACCTTAACGCTTTGCAGGCGTTTGCATTGGGCCACTCTGCCACCGTCGCATTAAACTTTATTAAATAACGAGCAACTCTGCCCGCGTCAGCATCTGTTGAATCTGATCAATCGTTTCAATTACCTTGAGCGCGTCCTGACCTTTGTAACTAGCTACCCAAACGTCATCACCGTCCTGAACAACACCAATAATATGAGCAGTGTTGATGATCACGGGCTTACCCGTGGACACAGCATTCAGTGTGATAAACATTTTGCAACTCCATTTGTTTCGTTGATGATTCTTTATAATCAGGAATAGAACAATTGTCAATCAAAATCATATTCATCAAACGAAAAATCTTCGTTCTGTTGGCGACGGGTGCGGCGGCGGGTGATCTGCTTCACGCCGCGCTTATCACGGCCCCAATATTCATCCCAGTCGTCATCCGAAGAACCGCGACAAGCATTCTTCTTAGAAAACCAGTCATTGGTTGCATGATGGCGAATGCCACGATTATCTTCGTCGGAACCAGTAATAGCAGTCCAACCAGTGCGCTTAGTACGACTCATTTTAAAAAATCCTTGTTATCATCAGTTGATGACATCGGTATAATGTGAGCTACTTTATCTGTCAACACTTATTTTAAAAAAATTTGGCGGAGTGACTGGGACTCGAACCCAGAATACGTTTCGACGCGTATGACGGATTAGCAATCCGCTCCGATACCATTACGGCACCACTCCTATATTTTTTAATTCTTTCTTTTCCCAAATAACTAAAGAATGGGTAAACTGTGACCGTATGTTATGCGTATGTAGTTTTATATACTGTACTTGCAAATTCATGAACAAGTTCATTGAACTCATTATAAATTTTCACCAAATGTCCATAAGTTTTGCTTTTTTCCGTTGCAAAATCATATGCTTCTTTTTCTGATGTAAACGTTAACAGCCCTACGATCAATTCTCCATTTTCCCATCCATGGATACGTACTTTATGTGTATGCCTATTGTACATGTTATTTTCCCAACTTTTTAAATACTGATTTCCAAACTTTAGCAGTTTTACATGTGTATTTATTCAAAGACCACTGATTAAATTTAACATTCAACCATGGGTGACGGTAAACATGAGTTAGAGCATGGGCAATATCTTTACTACTATTCGGGTCTGCTTTTCCTGTCCTCAACCAAGGAATTTCACTCGTCCCAATTATTGGGACTCCCTGACTGATCAGATCAGCACCTACAATATTAAAAGTTTCTGAAAAATTGCACTGCATACCAATATCCATGGATGCACAAACTTTCAGAAATTCTTCTCTTGGTGTCCATACGTGGTTAACCAGTCTATGACCACGCTCATATAAATGCGCAAACAGATGTTCTATATTACTTGCCACTGGCTGACCTTGCATTTCTACGCGACCCGCATTGACATGAAAGCGTACTCTCTTACCGAGGCTTTCCGCAAAGTCTACGGCAGCAATTGCTTGCACCAGATGATTCTTGAGCGGGCGAATTGCACCAAAACAGCCTACATTAATATAATGACTTGATTGATCAATTTTCTTTGGACTTGCGTAATTTTGTGGGTAGAAATTTGGAAGGTAGAGAACTTTCTCATTTACTTCTCTATCTGTCCAATGATGCATTGTTTTTAAGAAAATTTTAACTTCTCTGAACATTCTTGGTGCATTTACTGAAATCAACATATTTCTGATTTTTGAGTATTCACCGATCCAGTTCATCGCAATGCCTTCACCAGCCATAAATGGCATTTCACTATGTAGACGAAGAATCCAAGTTACATCTGGATGTAGCTTTTGCAGGATTTCAAACTTACTTGGAACAACCCAGAGAGCCTCAATAATTACGTGAGTAGGTTTATGTCTGTTTACGAGACTATCAATACAGTTATTGTCAATCGCAACTTCCATTGCAGATTCAATGCCAATATCATTAAGCATATCGCTTACAAAAGAGGCGGAGTTATATAACCCGGTGCTTAATCCAACGTGCTTACCATCGCGATCTTCATTGTAATTATCCTTACGTTTCAGGACAAATAAAACTTTCATTGCAGTCGTTTCCTATTGATGGCGGAGAGGGTGGGATTCGAACCCACGGTAAGGTTGCCCCTACGTCTGATTTCAAGTCAGGTGCCTTAATCCTCTCGGCCACCTCTCCGTATACGTATTTAACTGCAATAGCTGTTATCAAAATATTTTGTCTCTGAGACTCCCACCCAGATTAGGGTTCAATCACCACCCCTAGTCCCCCGCAGTTGATGCACTATCACCATGTCATTACCTACCCTCGCGACTGGGTTCATGGGTATAGGGGGCTTTCGCATTCTTTAAACTTGTCCGAACTTTGCCTTCAGTTTTTCATATTCCTTGCGATCATGCTCTTCTTGTTGCATCTTTTTCTCATTTTCTTGTTTAAGGCGATGATCGTATTCCAAATCAGTTTCAAGCCGATCACCGTAAACCTGATACGAGGGAGGGCAAGAACAATCATGGTAACAACCACAATCGTTAACTGCATTCAGACGAAGATCAGTAAACTCGGGATAATCTTTCTTGATTCGTTTAAGAGTATCAATCAGACTATCAATATGAGTTTCAACGTAAACTGTACGAGTTCTTGTATATGAAATAATTGACGATCCCCAGTTTGTTTCCCGAATAACAGGCTCACCAACGGGGCAAGTAATAATTTTCTTAGTCATGATACATCCTTAAATATGGTGGACGCAACTGGGTTCGAACCAGTAAGGCTTGCGCAGGACCGTCCCTATTACATCTCGACACCCATTCGATACGTTGGCTACGACCCAACCCAATGCTACGCCCATTAAATTTGAAAATAATATTTTTAATTTCATTTATTATCACAAAATAATAAATACAAGTGGTAATCAAAGAATTCCCGCTCTTTGAAACCCAGTCTATAGAGGAAAACTTAGGCTGTCCCACAAAGTTATTTATAGAGGAACAAGCCAATGGCAACAAAAAATAAAGTATGTTGTGTATTATGTAGAAAAGAAATCACAGCAAATAATATAAAAAATCACCACAACTCTAAAGTGTGTATCGCTCCCAAAATTCAGTCTGAATTTAACAAAGATAATAGTTGCATGTTCTGTGGTAAAATTTACAAAAATAAACTTGCAATCAGTAAACATCAACCATACTGTGTGCGTAACCCAAATCGCAGTGATAAACCGTTCAGAACAGCATCACCAATACATCGCACGGAAGAATATCGGGAATCACAACGCCAAATAAGACTCAAAAATAGTTACATATACGAAGATTCTGCATTTATAGAAAAACAAAGACAAAATTCATTGGCGTACTACACTGATCCGCTCGCACGAGAAAAAACTGCAAATGCCATGCGATTAGCAGTGCTTAATAATCCAGAATCATATTCATCAAAAAATATAGGTGGCAGAGTAAAAAGTTATGTGTTTAATGGGATGACCTTCAAAGGAACATGGGAACTCGCGTTCGCCAAATATCTGGTATCTAATAATATACCATTTATACAACCTTTATCCATACCATACATTGATGCTAATGGAAAAACTCGTCAATATTTCCCAGATTTTTTATTAACAGAAACAAACGAATATGTTGAAGTAAAAGGATTCATCAGAGACAAAGATTATTTCAAATGGAACGCAAGCGATAAACCATTATTCCTTCTAATGAAAAGTGAGATAACTCAAATAAATAATGGTGATTTCAATTTAAACAATTTGTTACTGTGGAAAGATAAATTGAATTGTTTATGTGGTGGGCGAGGAGGGATTTGAACCCCCGACCTGTCTCTTATGAGGAGATAGCTACTAACCAGACTGAGCTACTCGCCCGCACTATTATACAATCTAACCAATTGATCTACAGGAGCATTATTTTAAAAAGATTATGGTCTCAGAACTACCAAGACCATAATCTCATCAGGATTTTGTTATTCGCTTACCAGTTCGCGGCGAGCCTTCGTGTTATACGGAGTGAACTCGTACTTGTTCAGAATACGATTGGTATAGACCGGGACGACATTGCCATCCTTCATCTTCATGTACGTGAAGAGACCAGCCTTGCGAACCACTTCGCCAACGAAGGGACGACCACGACCAGCAGTGCGCTTGAAAGTATACATTTCACCGATATCCATTGTAAATCTCCATTTGTTTAGCGAAGCGACATTGCCTTGCTGATGGACTCTTATTAATTCATTGAATGGGTGCTGTCAATAACTTTTTTTCGTTTTTTTCATTTTTTTTCATTTTTTATTTTGGTGGGTGAGGTAGGATTCGAACCTACAATGTTTACCACACGGGACCCGATTTACAGTCGGGAGCAGAACATACCATATCTGCAACTCACCCTTATTTATTTTTACCACAGTAAGTGTCTGTTTGAGAATGACAATTGGGACATAACATGCGAAGATTCTCTAATTTATGATTATGAGAATTTCCATCAATGTGATCCAAATGCATAACTAAAGGGTTGCCATTCCATTCTACGATACCGCAGTTTTGGCATTTGTTCTCAAAAATTCTTTCTTTCAGTAATCTTTTTTTTAACTTAATAGTGGGATATTGAGGATGTTTGTCCTGTAAAATATCATCGAGAATAAATTTACCATTGTTGTTGCCACCGTTTTTAAACGTTAAATTAAGTCTTTGGGCGCGCCTAAAAATTGTTATAATAGGCACGCCAAATTTAACTGCCAATCTGCCAAGATATGGATCATGATTGTACGCATCAATCAGTTCAGCATCAGTAAATTTATGTTCATTATGTTTTTGTTTCATATAAAAACTCCTTCAAAGTTATTTATACAAAACGGTTTTCAAAACCAACAATTAACACACGTGGAGGAAGTTGAAACTCTGGATACATGATTCGCGGTCCACATATTTACAAACTATCGGCTTTACCTTCCCATTAACTCACAGAAACTGCTTTAGCCATCCATCAGCAAACTTTTGAACCTCTGGATCAGCATTTAAATAAAGTTTCATATCATTGATTGCATCAAGCGTATCCAAGATGTCGTCTTCATCAATCCCTGATTCCCGTAGACCGTTTAGATAAGTAGTCAGTCCATCTCCTATAGATGGATTTACCTGTTGTTCTTTCACGTTCCTCTTACTAAAGTCTACAGTAATAACATTATTCATATTTTTTCCTTGAATTATTATAAAATGGATGCCCCTTAAGGAATCGAACCTTAATTGACGGAATCAGAATCCGCTCTCTTACCGATTAGAGGAAAGGGCAATGAATAAATGGTGAAGCATGTCGGACTCGAACCGACTTTATTCCTGACTGAAAATCAGGTGACCCAACCCGTTAGCCGTATGCTCCATTATACTATCAATATCCAATACACAGAAGGGTTCCGGTTTATCAGTCCGGTGGATTTTGGCCGTTCATTTCCATGTATTGAATTTATTAAACCTGTTACGCTATTACTGCAACGTAGAGTTTGGATTTGAACCAAAACCTCCGCCCTATCTTCCCCCGAAAAGGTTATTGTCGGGCAGCGCACTACCGGATTATACTACATCTACTTTCAACGCTTGCAATCGTAGGTCGCAGTAATAGCATAACAAGTCTAAACTGATTAGAAGAAAGCTGTCCGGAATCGAACCGGCTTTCGTGCTATACCACATATCCACCACGGACCTAGTAGCTACTATAGGTTACAGCATTCATCTAATCAGTTTGGTGCGGATGGCGGGACTCGAACCCGCACGGTCAAAAGACCACAAGATTTTAATAGGCGAGGATTCCGGATTCGCACCGTCAGTCTTCCTGTTCTACGTTTTCACGCTTTCCTCGGTCTCGGGCGTCTACCAATTCCGCCACATCCGCATTAATTTTGGTATTCTTTCCACGATACGTGTCAGTTTTAGCATGACAGTTCGGGCATAACATTTTTAAGTTTTCCAACCTATGATCATGTGGGATTCCATTAACGTGATCAACTTCTAATGGTATAGGATCACCTAGCCACTCAGTAAGTCCACAAGATTCACAACGATGTTCTTTAACGTGTTCTAGTAGGAGACGCTTTCTCAGCTTATTACTCTGATATTGGGGATGGTTTCCTTCCAATATTTCCACCAAAGGAATAGCTGGGTTCTTTTTTGTAGTTCCCTTCCCAGCTTGGTTTGGATTGAATACTCCCAATCTTTTGGCATGTATCCTAAATGTACCATATTGCATTCCAAGTGAGGCGGCGGCTTTAGTAACCGAAGATGCAGTAGTCGCCGCCTCAATGATTTCTTCATCAGTTCTTTTTATTCGTGCACCCATTACATAGACTCCAAAGATTGTTTATCTCTCGTGTCTATTTATCTGTAATACACAAATACTATTATTTTCCAACAATGTCAAAGAACTAGAAAGCGTTTCCACTCTCTGTCTTACCGTTATATGACATTGTTGGGGTATTGTCAAGAAGTTTTTCAAACAATTTGGCACGTTCTGTAGGAGTCGAACCCACGCTTGCTGGGTTGGAGCCAGCCGTGCTGCCGTAACACTTAGAACGCATGGTATTTAATCAAAAAGTGACAACACCGGAATCAATCACAGGATGTTCATCATCTGTGCGATCAACCATAGTATAAGTAAATTTATAAGTGCCAAGTTCTTTAAGCATTTCTGCTACCGCGTCAAGAGAGAAATCTTTGCATGAATACAAATCAAATTTGTAATAAGAAGGCTCACCTGACCAAAAATGAATGGTCGAATGGCTGGTGGTAATTCCTACTATACCAGTTACTCCTTCATTTCCTTCATCGTCACACCATACACAAATTGGGTCAATTAATACTTTCATATCAACTGCTTCAACCAAACGGCTGAACCAATCCGCAAGGAATGTAATATACTCTGCCGCTGGGGCTTCTGCTAGGTATCCTGTAACGAGGATGTGCTTGTTAACTTGTGCCAACTCATAAAACCTTTCTTCTCAATTCTACTGTCAGACAGTTATATATTTATCATAAAATGAAAAACTACAGACACTTAGTCTGTAGTTTTTGCTGAATGTGGTACCTGGTGAAAGATGGTACCCGAGGCCAGGATTGAACTGACGACATTCTGCGTGTAAAGCAGACACTCTACCACTGAGTTACTCGGGCATTAACTAATATTATGTTTGTACTCTCTCAAGTACGTGTTACGTTTAGTAATCTTTTTGTATCTTGACCCTTGACCTTTACTACCGTGATTGTCAGTCTGAGAATGACAATTGGGACATAGAAGTCTCAAGTTTGCTGGGAGATTGTTATCGCTATTTCCATCTATATGGTCAAGATGTAATGTTAATGACTTTCCGTTCCAGCTATTACCTAATCCACAGTCTTCACAAGTTTCTCTGCGCTTCTCAACTAAATATTTCTTAAGCGTAGAAGGATCAACCCCTCCACCTTCTTCAATTCTAGGAACAGTCTGCGTTTCCCACTTATGCTTACCTTGACAAATGTTGTTACAATACTTATTATGAGTACTGCGACTCCATCTATTTTCTTTACCACATGCTAAACAATAAAATACTTTCATAGTAGACCTCTACTTTATTTAGTCTAGGTCTACTGAATTGTAATTTATGGTCGGGAATGTAGGATTCGAACCTACGGCCCCCTGCTCCCAAAGCAGGTGCGCTACCAGACTGCGCCAATCCCCGATTAAACTATTTAGAAGAACACACTTACTGACACTACATTCTAACCTTCGATCAGCGGGAAGCCATAACCCTTACCTAATGGGTGAAGTGTGTTCATCTAAAAATTCTATGTTGTTTGGTGGAGATAGTCGGATTCGAACCGACCTGAATATCCTCGGTGCAAGCGAGGCGTCCACCCCTAGCAGACCCTATCCCCATTTATCTTTTATGTATTTATCAATCTTGTCTTGTATCAAAATTTTATGTTTACTGTGCATATAATGGTGATGAGTAGGACATAAAGGAACTAAATTCTTAGGATCGTTATCATAGTGGTTCTCATTCACGTGATGAACTGCTACTACTTTATCCTCTCCACATACCACACACTCTTTAATATGATTTCGCCAAGCAATTGTCCTATATGACAGAGAATCATCATCGTAATAATTTTTCGATTTTGCCTTACCTCCAATTGAGTTGGCACATGATCTGCTGCAAAAATATTTTTCTTTGCTGGGGAAGCGTTTTTCACGCTCATTCACAGTAAACGTTTTATTACAGTTATCGCATACTACCTCATAATCACTAAGTTTTCCTAATTTTTCATCAATCCTAGAATTCTGTGCTTTTTTTAAATTTTTATAGGAATTATTTTTGGAAGGATTCTTGTCACAATGACGGGAATGATTCGCTTTATCAGTGTTCCTATCAAAATTAAATTCTAAGTTGCAATGCTTACAATTCCACATATATACTCCTATAGGAGTATTTATGCTTTGCATAAAGGTGCAATTAATTATATCTCCCCATGAAACTATTTATACATTGACAATAACACAGAAAAATTACTGTGTCAAGTAAAAAATGGCGGTCCCGGCAGGATTCGAACCTGCACTTACCCGATTAGAAGTCGGGGGCCTTATCCAGTTAGACGACGGAACCAGTTATCTTTAACATGTCCCGAATATAGCACGAATAATGCTATTGTCAAGCACTTTGTTACATTTAGTTTGGAAGTTGCGATGACTGAGTGTTAAAATCTACCGTATGCGCAACGATTGCCTGTTTAAACTTATTAAATTCAATTTCAGCAGCATTGCTTGCTTCCTGAGCAGCATCAATTGCTACTTGATGCAAATCACGAGACTTAACTAGTGCGTCTTGTAACATGCCTTTGATGCGTGTTACTTCTTCATTCGCAGCAAGTGCATCTTTATGTGCCTGCTCGTAGATACTCTTGGCATCTTTGATGACAACCTGTTCGGCTTCTTGAACAGCATCATCTACTGCAGATTCTGTTTTATTCCAGAGTGTTTCGATATTTGAAAACAATCCCATGTCAGTTTTCCTTTACTTATAACTTATCCATTATTTAGTAAAGGAAAACTGACACTATAAATTATGGTGCCCGCACGAGGATTCGAACCCCGGACCTATTCATTACAAGTGAATTGCGCTACCAACTGTGCCATACGGGCGAAATTTGGCTCCTCAGGTTGGACTCGAACCAACGACATTCGGTTTAACAGACCGATGCAACTACCACTGTGCTACTGAGGAATGAACTCTTAGTAATATTTAATCGTGTTTAGCAGTGTCGGATTATTTTTCTACACTGATAGATCAATAATCCGACTGTGCTTCGGAACACCAGAAAGTAGATACTCCATCTGACATCCGAGAATGTTGCGATTTTGGAGAATCAAATTTTCAAAGTGATTTGGGACATAAGGAATATAAAGAAGTTCCATACGGGCTTCTCTAAGTGACTTACAACCTTTCTTTTGGTTACATGGCAAACATGCAGTGACTACGTTGGACCACTCATCCTGACCACCATGGTAGCGAGGAAGAATGTGATCACGGCTAAGTTCACGGTGGTTTGCGAAATGATTACCACAATAAGCACAAATGTTACGGTCACGAGCGAACAGCGTTCGGTTCGTGAGAACGACTTTGTTGTGCTTGTTAAAATCAAATCCATGACCTTTAACAGCAATGATACTTGCCGCTTCAAGATAACTTTGTGAACCGTCGCGACGAGTACCACCACGATACTTGGCAACTACATCACCCATAGCCCATGCCACGAGGTCCTTCGCATAATACGAAATTGCTTCGTCGTGGGTGACCCACGTGCGAGGGACACCCGAAATGTCTAGTGCTAGTACTGCCATAAAAACTCCTGTTTGCTTTCTTTAGTTATTTAGACTGTGTTTCCTTCTTAGTCTACAATGTTTCTTTGTGCAAGCGAAATCTATAAATAGATAACAACTTTTTTGAATTTATTTGGTGCCTATGAGAGGACTTGAACCTCCATGACCTTTCAGTCGCCACCCCCTCAAGATGGTGTGTATGCATTCCACCACACAGGCATTATTTTAAAACTGTTCTAGAATATACTCACGAATTGCAGAAGGAGTCGTAGAAACTCCCGGATGCGTGACCAAAATACCATCATGATATACTGGCTCATTGCAACAATCACAATGTACTACAATATCAACAGATTTGTCAATCTGTTCATTAGGAATACGCTTTGTTTTGCGTGTCTCAAGATTGCGAATCTCAGTAACAGACTTACCGCGAAACCAAGAATATTCCACGCCATTCACGTTGATAGTGCGAGAACCTTTACGCTTTTGTGTCATGTCAATTTTCCTTTGTTACTTGACTATTAAAAGTTGGTGCACCCGGAGGGACTTGAACCCCCAACCGTTCGGTAATCTGGGGATTAAATTTGGTGCTTCCGTCGAGACTTGAACTCGAACCAACCCCTAATCTGGGCATCCGGGATATAAATCCGGTCGTGCTACCTTACACTACAGAAGCAAACTTGATAAGTATTAGTGAATATATTTCTGGTGCTGATAAGAAGAATTGAACTCCTGTCAACGGGTTACGAATCCGTAGTAATACCACTATACTATATCAGCACGAATTGAATTTGTAGTGGACCCCTTACCACAACATAAAGGGCATTATGCGGAATTTATTAGCGCCTCCGCGTATGGATAGTAAACTATCCTTTGGGTACGTAGTTGAAGTCGTTGTCAAATGGTTTTCATGTTGCGTACTCAAACCGTCATCCGTTACTGTGCTTCGCTTGGCCAACTATGACACAGTGACTCTTACTTCCTACGTCCACTACAAAACTTGAATTAGATAAATACTCTACTAACGAGGTAAATACCAATGGATATTGATCAATTCAAAAAACTAATGATGATCTGCGAAAACCGTGATCTAAATAATCCTAATATTGAATATGAGGATGTATCACCAAGCAAGGTTATTGCAAAACTTTATAGTTATAAGAGTCAGACATACACTAAACTCGCTCAGAAACTCCAACGGATGGAAGCACTCACTGAGGAAATGAAGCAACTCAAAGACGAAATAAAACAACATACTAGAGAAGATGTTGCTGATTTGTTTGATGCAGAAGATGCTGCTCGTACTCGTGTCATTGAAACTGTTAGTTTCATTTTTAATCTCACCAAAGACCCTAAAGTAACAGAAACTCCAAAATACAAAGATATTCTTAATGAACTTGAACAACATCTAACACCTCAACTTATCAAAGTATTAGAAGGCATCAAAAATCAAGAAGAAATGCTTACTAAAACTCAAAAAAGTCCTGCGTTATCGGTGAAACCAGTAACCGAAGGTGCTATTGGGAGCATTTTTGCCCGTCTCAAGCAAGCAGTCTATTCTTGGGCTAAAGGATATGACAATAAACTTGATGCTCTTAAAGCAGAAGCGAATTTATAACATGAACATGAGAGACCTTATTAACATAATAGAATCAAATATTGTTGATTTTGATTCTGCAAAAAAAGACAAAGAACTGCGTGGATTTCATAAAGATTTTATGAATAAAGTCCAAACTGGCGTAAGAGGTGCCCATGCTGCGATGGCAGCAATGAACGAACAAGGACTTTTTGATGATCTTCCTGTCGGAAGTAGGATTCGTCTACCAAAAGGCGGAAGTTACAAAGTCATTCGTCATCTTGTTACGCGTTCAAAAACTGGAAAAGAAAGCACACTTTCAGCAAATTTCCGAAAAGAACGTGGATTTGGTCCTGCCTATTTTTTACAAACCGAAGACGGATTCTATACTCCATTGGTAATTCTCAGAAGAGAAGATACAAATGGCGACTATGAGGAAGGAAGTCATAACTTGGACAAACTTATAAACTTTGAAACTGGCGAGAAACGCTACGTAAAGTTTACTGGACCACAAAGATAACTGGTGCCCCGAGAGGGACTTGAACCCCCACGCCTTTTGGGCAAGATGGTTTGAGCATCTCGCGTCTACCGATTCCACCATCGGGGCATTAAATTAGTTACTATTAAAGTCGTTCAGAACGATAGTATTAATTACTTCACCTTCAAGAAGTAAATTAATTGTGGTCTGATCTGGATGTAGGTTATAAATATCTGACTGAATATCAAATGACATTGATAGATTGTTGCTCAGATATTCTTTAATTTGTGCTTGTAATTTTGGGTCCATTATACTCTCCTATTATGAGAGTATTTATCGCGATATAAAATGGATGAAAACGATCTGCACCGCTCGGGCTAGTCAGAATGTTTCTCGTTTTCCCTTTCACGATACTCGTGAAACGTTTTCCATAGTAAAATAGCTGGATACACGTTTTTATAGAGACCGTCCCCATCCTGTGCCACAACTAACAACCTGATAAGAGTTGCCTTGCGCGACATGAATCGTCTACTCTGTTCTCAAGCTAATCACACTTGAGCAAAACTTGGTACGGATGAAGGGACTCGAACCCCCACGATGTGAATCGCCAGGACCTAAACCTGGTGCGTCTACCAATTCCGCCACATCCGCATGTTAAATATATTTACTCGCCGCAACTCTTATCTCAAATAAAGTTGCTGATCCTTGACACAAGGACTGCTACAGCCTTCGGGTACATAGGAGAGAATTGAGAATGTCCCCTATCACATACGGCATACTGTACACACACGAATAGTTCTGGTGCCAAAGGAGGGAATTGAACCCCCGACACGCGGATTTTCAGTCCGCTGCTCTACCAACTGAGCTACTATGGCGTTAAACTTATTAGAAGAACACACTTACTACTCTCCATGTATCAGGGTAGCTATTTCCCTAACCCACTTCATTGAGCCAGCGTCCTGTTTTTTAAATGTGTTCATCTAATAAGTCTATCATATAGATAAACTTTTCAGAAATGCAAATACTTCTTCTTCGGAATGATAGATGGCATGATGAGATACCGGACGAGTTAACGCCACCTGATAATTATCACCAAACTTTCTTATTATTCCAAAACCCTCAAATCTACCATGACCCGGAGAACGATTGTTCCAGCGAGTACGATAACCATAAGGAAAAGATTTACATTCATATGTTGCACCGAGTATTTCGGCACATTTTTCATAGAACATTATCTTTCTTTCTTTAAACGGAGAGTTTCACCAGTCACTATTCCATAAAACGAATAATTACAGCCCACTCACAATGCTCTAACCTTGGTGACGCATGAGGGAGTCGAACCCTCTTTATGTCGGAGTGAAGTTCCGCTGACCCAACCACTTAGCCGTATGCGCCATTTAAACAATCTTGGGAACGGTTTCAGCATAACCTGTATTCCGCCCAAGCAGTCAGTTGGCGCTCTTAGGACCAATGACCAATTCTTAAACTACTTTGAAGAACACTGTGGAATCGTCATTCCCTAATATTATTGGATTCGAACCAATCGCTCGCCATCACAGGCAGGAAGTCACCGATGCTTCTCAATATTCAGTATTCATCAAAACAGTCTTATATTTCAAGGGAGTCCTTTGAATACGGCCCATATCTCCGTACCGTAAGGTCCTAGCTCACAAAGTCTAGAGTCGCAGGAACTCCCTTGAAACAATTTCTAATCAACAATGTCAAAGAATAGAGAGTCTCTTTCGTCGCTCTCTATGAACCCACAATAGCGTGATGATTGGGGTATGTCAAGCACTATTTTTTATTATTTTACAATTTTTACTTGATATCCAAGCAATGCTTCAATTTCTGCAATGGTAAGTTCTTGGACAGCGGTGGTTCTGCGTTTATGGTCTGCTTGTGTCACATGGACATCATTCAGATACCAGAACTTGGAGCCATCTGCCCGTTCAATAGCAGGTCCATCTTCGCGATGGAGTTTGTTATTCAGCCACCATTCCTTGGTACCATCTGCACGTTCAATAGCAGGTCCATCTTCGCGATGGAGCTTGTCATTCAGATACCACCACTTGGAACCATCTGCATATTCAATGGCAGGTCCATCCTCGCGATGGAGATTGTCATTTAGATACCACCACTTGGAACCATCTGAGTATTCAGCAGCAGGTCCATCTTCGCGATGGAGTTTGTTCTTCAGATACCATTCACAACCACCTGCCCAAACGTTAACGGTATATTCAATCATTTCATGTTCCTTTTTGGGAATGTTGCTCTCTATGAAAAGTGTTCTACCTACCATATACGATAATGTCAAGCATAAAATTTCAGTTTAGTAAATTTTCTTTTCTGCAATATACACTTTCACTGTAATATCCATTTGACTCACCAAGGAACCGAATATCCACATACCCCTTAAAAGTTGCGAATTTGTAAAAGGTCCAAGTATAACTTTCAGCACTACACGTGCCGGGGTCATCAAAATTGCTTTCTTCGTGGGATATCAATAACGGAAGCCCTTCAAGGTCTTCAATGTCACCAATAATTTCTTCAACACGAACGTCTTCGCAACAGTCCTGATCATGATAAAGTGTATATCGCACTGTTTCGTTTTCAAAAATTACTTCGGTTCCAGTAGAATATACATTTTTAAATAAATGTCCAACCATTTCGGAAACATTCACGTGTGTATCATTCCATCCCATAACTTTTCCTTTGTATAATGTGGTGAGGGCGACCAGATTCGAACTGGCAAAGGCTGTTACTAGAGCATTACCAATAGCCGACATCAGGTTCAAAGACTGCCGCGAGTCTACAAAAAATACCCCTAGTCACTTACGAACAGTCCCGGATTTTACTCCAATCGTTCCTTACTTTAACGACGCGTATACCTTATTTCCGCTACGCCCTCATAAACTTGGTGGCCCCATCGGGACTCGAACCCGGTTCTCCAGCTTGAGAGACTAGTGTCCTAACCATGTCAGACGCTGGGGCCATTAAACTTGGTGGAGATGATGAGAATTGAACTCACAAAGTCCGCACTGCCAGCGCAAACCCCGTCCCAACGGCATCCCCGATTATTATGGCGGAAACGGTGAGATTTGAACTCACGATACCTTTCGGTATGCTACATTTCGAATGTAGTGTAATAAACCAGACTCTACCACGTTTCCACAATTTCCATCACGATTTGTAAATATTTGGTAGTTTGCTGATCGTATACAGGTTTGATCATCGTTTTTTCCATCTACCTAACGTGTTGGGTGAGTGGCCGCACCTCATATGCAGTCCTCTGTATTTTCATCCTGTCCCTCCACTTTTAAACTCGCGAGGGGATTGACTCCCCTCTTCCTTTGATGAATTGATGTGCAATATTCATCAAAGAGTATTAGTAAAATTGGTGGCAGGACAACTCCTCAACCTCAATTAGACATATACAGACTCGCGAAGTCCTTCAGTACGAATGAAGTATCATTAGAACTACCTTTAAAATAAAGGGTTTAGACAATGTTAACTAGTATAGTCCAAATTCCTGCCGTTTTTGGTGAAGCTATTATCATTTATTATACATTTGATCTTAATTACAAGAATTTAAAAATGATGGTCTCTGTCATAATGCATTTCGCTTAGAACAAATGGTGTTAGCATTGCCACACAAATTATTAAGCCCGTGAGAATATACATAATAATCTCCTTTATATTACATTATTTATACAAAAATATCACATTTTAACAAAAGTGTAACAATTGTAATTAGCAATAATGGTCTAGGTGAAGAGACTTGAACTCCCATGATGCCCTCGCCCCAAACGAGGTGGCTTACCAATTAGCCCACACCTAGATAAAAAATATGCAGTTTAGGTGGATGGGACTCGAACCCATAAATGCCAGAGATAGTCACATACTCTGAAAAATCCGGTTTCAGGGTATCAGTGACAATTTCCCTTTAGCCAGATGTGTATACCTTTCCACCACCGGTATCTTTCGTCTAAACTGCATAATTCTGGCGGAGTCGGTGGGATTCGAACCCACGGTACCCTGTTAGGGTACGCTACATTTCCAATGTAGTACCATCGGCCTCTCGGTCACGACTCCGTTATATGGCGGCTCCATTTGTTTTTCTCCGTTGTTCCTGATTATGGAAGTCAGAACCAGCATGATGGAGCCATAAGATTGGAGCCAGGAGGAGCCGTATGTTCGTCGCAGCATACGCGATGGCCCGTACCCGGCATAATAATATCTATGTCACATTGCGACGAAAACATAGATTTCAAAATGAAGCAGCGGCAACGATTCATTCGTCACTATTTGGTGCACCAAATATTGGTGTCACTCGCCGCCATAGACTGGTGCATCCTGATGGTTTCGAACCAACGACCTTCTGCGTGTCGAGCAGATGCGCTACCACTGCGCTAAGGATGCGTTAGGCGCGCAAACGAAAAATAAATTTGATGATAAATCCGATGACGATACATGTAACACCTGTCACCAAAATGGCAAGTGGAATCTGATTGTGGGTTGCGAGAAAATGAACCCACAATCCCAAACCACCAAGTGCACCTGCAACTAAGATGGAGACACCAAGAATGATCAGGGCTATGCCAAGCATTCTGCCATACGGATTAATAAGATTAAAGTCTATCATGAAACTATTTATCATTTAACGCACTGAATTTGGCGTACCCTGTAGGAGTCGAACCCACGCTAACTGGGTTGGAACCAGTCGTGCTACCGTAACACTTAGAATACATTAAACTGGCTGACTTAGCAGGACTCGAACCTGCATACCCCTTTCGGGGAATACACGGCGTTAACAGCGCCGCCTCTTACCATTAGAGTATAAGCCAATGATATATCAGATGTCCTTTCGGCAAAAGTCCTAGCCTCCATCTATCTTTTCACGTTTTTCAACGCACTGGCTATTCGAGGACTACTCCTTAGATGATGCATGTTATCCTAGATGCGGATTATAGCAACATTTCCGATATTTTAAACTGGTGTGAGAGGATGGATTCGAACCATCAGGCATCCGGATTTCAAACCTGCCTCGCACCGTGCGCTACGAACTGTCATTACGCGTTAGACAGTCACCTCACATAAAACTGGGGTGATTGACGGGTATCGAGCCCGCAACTCCGGATTCACAATCCAGCATGTATCCATTAACACCTCAACCACCATAAAAT